TGCCCAGTCCATCGGTAATGCAAACGCCGGCAGTTCGCAGGTTGCAGGAGCAAGCGGAGAAAATGTATAACGGAGGAGTATCGGCCCGTATTAATCGGCTCGAAGATTTTTCATACAGATTTGACGTTTGTAAATTGGCGGCTTCTTTGCCCATGAAAGAATTGGTGGACAAAGTCGGTAAGACCGTCAAAGATAAGGATGGAAAACCCATCCTTATTCCAGATGAATCAAAATTTAAGAGAGTAGCGTATATCTTTTTGCAGGGCAATAAGAAGGCTAACACTGTGGACGTAGTGGCTAAAGCAGCAATCGAAGCTATGAACGCAGGTGCCAATACTATTTACCTTGTAAAGAAAGTTACAACACACGCAACTTCCTCTTCTGGTTGGGGTATCGGCTTTGGAGGAGTTACTGCCCAATTAGGAGGATCGGAAAAAGATTCTTCAGTAGCAGGAAGTACCGGTACTGGATATAATTCTGCCAGTGCAGAACCTGCTTATAAAGAAGGAATGGTCGTCATGGCTATTCAAGATCCGATCTATGTAGACAAAACCGAAAAAACAGAGAAGTAGTCGGTTATTAAAATAGCATGGCTGGTAGGCGTATGGCTACCAGCCATTTCGCAGGAGAAATCATGAGAATAGAAAATTGGGCCATACTCTATAGAGAGCAAGATCCGTATCTTGCCCCAGAACTGCGGACAAATTGTGTAGGCGGTAATGTACATGATAACCCTAAGTTCACGAACGGAACATACATCCACACATCTTCTATTGAAGGAAAGAGAGGAAATAAGATCGTCACTCATTCTGGTTCTGAATATGAATTAGGAGAACCTAATCCGGAATATGAAAAAATCTATCCGGATGCCCGAAATCGAGTTTTTAATTCACTAAAGGAGGTCTAATATGCCGCTTCACATTGATCATCGTCCTGACTGTCTTGAGGATTTCTTTGGCAATAAAGCCATCAAAGACAGTCTTGAAAGTATCTTCTCCAGAAAGGCTGATTTTCCTCACGCCTATTTGTTTCATGGTCCTACCGGATGTGGTAAAACTACTCTGGCTAGAATTGTAGCCGCCCTATTAAAATGTGATGAAAGTGCGGTTCAAGAAATGAATGTAGCTAATTTTCGAGGCATTGATACAGTCCGAAGTATTGCAGAAAACTGTGTTTACAAACCTATGGAAGGTAATGCCCGTGTATATATTTTAGATGAAATACATCGGCAGACAAAAGACGCAAAAGAAGGTTTATTGAAGCTTCTGGAAGATCCTCCTTCTCATGTTTATTTCTGTCTATGCACAACAAATCCCGAAGAGCTTCCTGACACATTAAGAGGCCGATGCCATACATATCAGGTTAAAGCTCTCAAATCATCGGAGATGATGGATCTTCTGAAATCTATATTGAAAAAGGAAAAGATTGAAGATTATCCGGAATCAATTCTTAAAGCCATAGTTCGATTATCAGAAGGTCTTCCGCGAAATGCTCTTGTTATGCTTGATGCTGTCATCGATATGGAAGACGAGGATACCGCTATTGACGCTCTTTCTACCGTGTCTTTATCAGACGCAACGACTAAAGAGCTATGTCAAGCTATTATGTCTGGTACAGACTGGGACCTCATTCGTAAAAATTTAGCAGGATTACTTACAGAAACAGAACCTGAAAAAATTCGGCAGGCAATCATCGGTTATCTAACAAATGTTCTTCTCAACTCCAAGAAAAATGATCGTGTAGGATATTTACTTGAAATATTTACGGAGAGCATTTATCACAATCCTCGGGCGGGAATCGTTAAACAAGTCTATCTAGCTGTTAAAAAGTAAGGAGAAATCATGAATCTATCGGTAACGTATGATACGAATTTCATTCGGATATTTCGATTACCTACGGAATATCCTAAAGGATTCTGCTTTGGCGGAGGATATCCTGTACAAATGCAATTGGTTGATTGGTTTAATCCTCTGCCGCCTCTGGCATTTGACTCTAAACCAAGAACTCTCAAAATCGAACATAGGGAAGAAATAGTGGACAAACTTCGAGAGTTCATTCGGGAAAAACCTTATTTTAAAGATTATCCGGATCATAAATTTCTTGCTATAACTGATTACGGTGAAGCTTTCATCGTTTAAGGGAAATTTTGAAATTTCCAAAATAAATTTGCTATGATAGATATAAAGGAGGTGATCAAATGAGCGAAAGTTTGAAGGATGATTTAAGATTAGATATAACGGAACTGGATCGACATGCTCTGGATCAACCAGCTTTGTATGCAGAATGGTCCAAGAAATGGGCTGAGGCAATTCTTGTCAGAGACAGATTGAAGGAGCAAATTGCCGCTAAGAAAGCGGAAGTGGATGACGATGTTCGATCCAGACCTAGAGATTATGGTTGGGATATGGACAAAAATCCTACAGAAACTTGGATATCTAATCAAGTCATGCTCCATACGGAAGTTGTCGAATTAGTGGAAAAAATGCTTCAGGCTCAATATGAAGTAAATATGATGTCTGTGGCAAAAGAAGCTATGGAACATCGTATGAACTCCCTGAGGATTATGACAGAATTATATAAAGGTAATTATTTCTCGGCTACATCCAGGTCTTCTGAATTTCATCAAGAAGCTGTGGAAAAACACAATGATCAGCAGAGGGAAGACCTCGATAAGCATCCCAGAATGATTGCCCGAAAGATGATAAAGAGATGATCGAACCGGCCCTTATTATAATATTCGGCCCGCTTTATTTGTACGTGGTAGCAAGATTACTTGCCGCAGCCGCAGCAAGGTCTTATTTTGAGATAAAACGAGAGTTCTCAAAAACCAACAAGGAGGAAGTATGAAAGCAAAGGACAGAAGGGAATTGTACAGACAAGAAGCCACTCAAAGACATAATGAAAATTATAGTTCTTTGAATGATTCTGGCAAATTCCGAGATATTTATATCCCGGAAAAGAAAGCAGGAATGAAACTTTGGAGATGCAAGGAAGATGATCATGAAATATATATCGTTCCATATGTTACAGGAAAGAAGCATCCTCGTCTTCCTGAAGGTCGTTCAGATTTTGTTCTGAATGTTTTTGTTCATCGAGGGGTTGGTATTAATGAGGACAGCTATATTTGTCTAAATCGCACTTTCAAGCAGCGGTGCCCGATATGTGAATACCAAGCAGAACTTCGGGAAAATGAAAATGTAGACGAGGATGAAGTGAAAGCCCTCAATCCTACTAAGAGAAGTATCTACAATATAGTTTGTGTAGATACTCCGAAAGATGAGGAAAAAGGCGTTCAAGTATTCGATGTATCTCATTATCTTTTCACTGTTCCCTTGGAAGAGATGGCCCATAAGAAGAAGGGCGGCGGAGAAGTTCCTTATGCTCACATTGACATGGGAAAGATTATCAGTTTCCGTAAGAAAGGTTCTAAGAGGAATACTGAATTTACGGCTTTCGAGTTCAAGGTTCGAGATGAAATTCCTGATGAGGTACTCGATGCGGCCGTTTGTTTGGATGAACAACTTTATATTCCGACCTATGAAGAAGTTCATGAAGCATTCTTTGAATCAAAAGGCAAAGAAGCGGCACCAGAACCCGAACGATCTGCTAAAGAAGAAAAAACGGAGGATACTGAAAGAAAACCGAAGAATACGGAGAAAGATGTTCCTGAAAGCGTCACATCAAAGGCTTCGGATAAAGGCAAAGTTGAAGAATGTCCTTCCGGCGCCGTGTTCGGAACCGACTACAATGTTTATGAAGAATGTCGGTCCTGTGATGTTCGCCGAGATTGTCGAGATAAAAAGGATGAATTAGACGAACAGGAAAAAACAAAGAAGGAACTGGCCGAAGCAGCCCGAAAAGCGGCAGAGAAAAGCAGCAGTTCTGAAGCTACTTCGGAAAGAAAAAAGCTGACAAGGCGGGAGAAGTAATATGGGATTGATACGAAGGAATACATCGGCAGATGTTGATAGCGTAAAAGAAGCGGTTGATTCCGACAACGATTCCGATCTATCCTTCGTCACCCGCAAAGTGAATATGGACCTCGTAGTTTCTACGGGGTCCACTTTGCTGGACCTTGCTATTTCGGGTAAACGACGAAGAGGTGGAGGGATTCCCGGTGGAATCTTAATGGAAATATTCGGCGGAGAAGGCGCTGGAAAAACAGCCATACTTGCGGAGATATTGGCTCATGTCCAGAAGAAGGGCGGAGAAGCAAAATTTCTCGATCCAGAAGCTCGATTAGATAAAGAATATGCCCGCATTTATGAAATGGAACTCAATGCTAAAGATTACAGCCGGCCCGATACCGTTGAAGAAATTTTCAAGATGATCAAAGATTGGGATCCTAAGGACAATTCAAAGATCAATGGTATCGGCACGGACTCCTTAGCCGCTTTATCCACAGAATTAGAAATGGATAAAGGGGACAAGATGGGCATGAAACGAGCTAAAGAGTTCAGCACTGGATTTCGGCAGATAGCAAGAACCATAACCAATAATAATTGGTTACTTGCTTGCACAAATCAGATTCGACAGGGAGATTACGGAGAAGTAACGCCAGGAGGTAAAGCCATTGCTTTCTATTCTTCACTACGTTTGCGAGTAAGACAACAACGGCTTATTGATGTGGACAAAACTCTGGAATCTGGAGTAAAAGTTACAAAAGCTATTGGTATCCACAGCGAGGTTTATGTCAAAAAATCTACTCTGGATGATCCATATAGAAGCTGTGATATTTTCATTGTATTTGGTTATGGTATTGATGATATTCGAGGAAATCTCCAATATCTTAAAGACATGACTAAATCCAGCAAGTACATCTGCCCTGACGGACAGGGCTATCAAGCTCTCTCGATGGCTATCCAGCATATCGAAAAATGCAATCTGGAAAAAGATTTGAAAGAGAACACCATCGATATGTGGGAAGAAATCGAAGCTAAATTCGACACACACAGAAAAAAGAAAGAGAGGTAATCATGTCCGACAAAACTTGGGAAGCATTTGCAAACGAAATGGTTATTGTCATGGTAGAAGGAATCGGGCTTATTATGGGTAAATTCTCCAAGAACAATTACGGAGTTCCTTGTTTGAAAAGGCCAAGAGCCGTACAGGTTCGGACATCTAATGATCCTAAAGCAGAGAAAAAAGCAGAAGTTCGGCTTGGAGAAATGATGGGAACGCCAGATGAATTGTTTCTAATAAATAAACCCATAATCCTCTATCCGGTTAAGGATCGTAACTTGTTGGATCTTTATGCACGATCCACAACTGGTCTTACCATAACTTCCAACATGCCTACTGGAGCAAAATAATGATCTTGGTTGACGCTAACGCCATCTGTCATCAGTGCAAACACGCCATGGGACATTTATCTTGGAATGATAAAAAGGTAGGTGTCATGTTTGGTTTTTTGGGACAACTGCTTTCTCTCTCGAAGACGCTTGAAACAAATCGGTTTATCTTTGCTTGGGATTCCCGAGAATCATTACGGACCAAGATATTTCCGGATTATAAAAAGACCCGACGTAGAGATAAAACCGATGAGGAAAAGCAACTTGATGCCATTGCTTATGACCAATTTGATATTTTGAGAAAGGAAATAATCCCTCAAATAGGTTTTGCAAATTCCTTCATGGTAGAAGGATATGAAGCTGATGATTTGATAGCCAGTATTACATTTACAAATCCTGGTAAAGACTTCATTATCGTATCTGCGGATGAGGATCTTTACCAACTTTTGACTGATAATGTTCGGATGTATTCCACAAAGAAGAAACAATTCTTTTCCAATAAAAATCTGTGGAAAGATTATGGGGTAACTCCAGAAGAATGGTCAGAAGTAAAAGCGATTGCTGGGTGTTCTACAGATGGCGTTCCTGGTATACCAGGTGTAGGAGAAATAACAGCTTGTAAGTATATTCGTCGGCATCTAAATGTGAAACATCAAGCCTACAGAAATATCCAGGAGGGCAAAGAGCTTATAGAAAGAAATAAAAAATTGGTAACTTTGCCCTTAGCTGGAACTCCAGAAATAAAACCTACTTTCAAAGAAAATCTCTCCATAAAAGTATTTCAAGATATTTGCGGACAGTATGGTTTTCAGTCGTTCCTGGAACGAGAGAAATTTAAACAATGGAAGGAATACATATTCTTAACGATATAGGAGATTTATATGAGAAATCCCAAAGCAAAAGGAGGAGATTTTGAAAGAGAAGTGGCTAAACTTCTCTCTCTATGGTGGTCTGAAGGTCACCGAGATGATATATTCTATCGATCACAGTCCTCAGGAGGACGTTTCACTTCTCGGAAAAAATCAGGCAAGAACACAGAAATGCAAGCTGGGGATATTACTGCGGCGGTTCCTGCCGGAGAACCATTAATAAGAGAATGGTCCATTGAAATAAAAACAGGCTACGGAAGAAGAAAAGGATCGGATTTAATCCGATGGGATATATTGGATTGTGTCGATTCCAAACAAAAGACACCGATAATCGAACAAATGTGGAGTCAATGTCGTAGGGATGCGGAACTTACAAAGAGAGAACCCATATTAATCTTCCGAAGAAATGGAAGAACCCCGTGCATCATGTTTCGGGCCATGTATGCCGTAGTGAGATTAGAAGATTTCTTCGGTTCTATTTTGACGGAGCATCTCATCCTTAAGACCAATATAAATTGTATTATTATGCCATTGCAGAACTTCTTTGAGTGGGTTCCGAACATTAGGATAGCTTTAAGAACAGCTACCACTTCAGAAGAAAGAAGAACAATTCGGAGGTAGTATGTTTCGTTCCATATATGGAAAAAACTTCCAGGTTCATAAAGAATTTAAGATGGATCTTACTCCAGGAGTGAATGTTATTATAGGTACATCCGATGAAGGAAAGACAGCTATATTGAGGATGATCAATTGGATTACCTCGAATAGACCTTCTGGAGATTCCTTCAAAAATTGGAATGCCCCTAAAAAAGAATCGGTATGCGGAGAAATAGAGTTATGGGATGGAAAATGTGTCGTTTTAGAAAGAGAGAATGACAAAAACTCTTATGTTATATTTGAAAGTCTGGATGGAGAAGAATTAAGACTATCTGCCATAAAGACGGATGTCCCTACAGAAGTATCGAATATCCTAAACCTAGCAGAATATAATATCCAGTCTCAACATCAACCGTATTTCTTGCTTCAGGATACTCCAGGTACTGTAGCTAAGAAACTTAATGATCTGGTAGGTCTATCCATCATAGATGACCTATTTTCCAAAATAAAGAGTGAAACAAGGTCTCTATCTGCAAAGGTATCCGTTCTTACTTCAGATATAAAATCTTCCAAAGAAGAATTAAATACCTATAAAGATTTAGACAAAATCGAAATCAAAGTCAAACGCATAGAAAAACTTCATGCGGAAGCTGCGGTAATAGCGTCTTCCTCAAATCAAATCGAACAAAAGCTGTCAAACATCAAAAGTATAAGAAAGACACAGGCAGATTTAGCTCCGCTGCTTTCTTTGGAATCAAAAACATCCGATTTGGTTAATAAGATAAGAGCTAGATCGGATGTTGTGGCACAAATCTCTAATGTGGATAAGATCGTAAACTCCATAAAACAGATTCGAGAAAAACTGGAAGTGGAGCACATCTGGATAAGTCTCGAATCAACTTATTTGGAATTATCTAACAAGATGGATTACATCCAAGATGTAACAAACAAGAACAAAAAGATCGGTAATATCCTTGGATCCTTGAAATCCTTGAGATTACAGATAGAGCAGAAAAAAAAGGACAAAAAGGTATCGGTAAAGAAATATCTCGATCAAATAAAAGAAGCGGGCACATGCCCAACCTGTGACAATAAAATGACTGACAAAGCTTTAAAGAATTTGGAGAAATCCCTCCATGAATAAATCAAATACTTACATAGATATGATCATGCCTTTCGGCAAACACAAAGGAGAACTCATTGCGGTATTACCTAATACTTATATTGATTGGTTATTAGATCAAGAGTTCTTCGAGGAAAAGTATCCTAAGTATTGGGCCATGGCTAAAAAAGAGAAGGAATATCGAAAGAAATTTGATATTGTCATAGGAGAAATCGAATGAATCTTTTTCTAGCTGGAGACCTACATGGTACAGATAAAGCTCCGGAGAATAGAACCGATAATTACGAAGAAGCATGGATGAATAAATTCACATGGATGTTGGATACTTCCATATCTGAAAAATGTGATTTATTCCTGCAACCTGCGGACTTCTTTGATGGCCCTAATACATCCTATTCTTTCTTTGAAAGAGTGGTTAGAACGATAAATAAATCCGGTGTAAAAATTTTGACAACCTATGGTCAGCATGATCTTCGATATAGAACAAAATCGAATTGTTCCTTAACAGCCTTATCAGCTTCTTGTCCTAATCTATTTTTAGGAAGTTATCCAAACATATACAAAACGCCGGATATATTCTTTCATTTTTCTGGATGGGAAGAACCCCTGCCGAAACCTTCTCTGAAAATTTTTAATGTCCTTATCACCCATAGAATGATAGTACATACAAAACTGTGGGAAGATCAGGAAGATTTTGAATATGCAGATAATTTCTTGGAAAAGCATCGATTCGATTTGGTTGTTAGTGGAGACAATCATCAATCATTTATCGTAAAAAACGGTAATAGATATTTGATAAATTGTGGTAGTATGATGAGGTCAAACATAAAACAAGTGGATCATAAACCAATGGTTTATATTTTTGATACAAAAGAACGAAGGTTAAAGACTATACCAGTTCCCATTTTTCCTCCAGAAAAAGTATTCAAAATGGAGGAAGTAGCTAAAACAAAAGAACATAATGAAAAATTGGAATCCTTTATTGAAGGACTATCTCAGCACAAAGATATGGGTCTTTCTTTCACGGATAATCTTTTCTCCTATATGAAGAAAAATAATATTGAGGAGCCTATACAAGACTTATTCAGGAGGTTATTAAGATCATGAAAGACATTCAATCTGGATTAGCCGAATTGAAAAGAGGTATTGAAGAAGCCAAGACAGAAGTGGCTAAACTAGAAGGACGAGAACAGGAATTGCTTAATCAATTAAAGGAGGAATACAAACTCTATTCGGTGGAAGAAGCGGAGAAGAAGTTAGAGGAACTTCGTAAAGAACAAACCGAAAAAGAAAAAGAAATCCGGAAAGAATTTGATGATCTAAAATCTGAATATGATTGGTGATAATATGGCTACCATTCAAGAACTACGAAAAAGACTTGATCAGAGTAAAGCAAGTCGGCAAGCCGTGATTGTTTTATTGGAAAAGAAAGAAAAAGAATTAGAAACTACGGAGCAGGAATTACTCCGATTGGAAAAAGCCAGAACAATTACCCAGCTTGTGGCAAAAGAAACTCAAAAGAAGATCGAATATCATATAAGCAATCTTGTATCACGGGCCCTGGCTTCTGTATTTCCTGATCCTTATGAATTTGTTCTTCGATTTGAAGAACGTCGGAATAAAATAGAAGCTGATCTTTTGTTTAAAAAGAATGGAAAAGAAGCTGATCCTGAATCCACAGCTGGTGGAGGAGCTTTAGATATAGCTTCATTCGCCTTGCGTATAGCCGTATGGTCCATAAAACCTACTCGAAATATCATGATCTTAGATGAGCCTGGAAAATATTTATCCAGAGATTTACAACCAAAGTTTTCTGAAATGATCAAACAATTAAGTACCGGTCTGAAATTACAATTTCTTATTGTAAGCCATATCATAGAAGTAACAAAAGCGGCTGACCGAATATTTGAAGTCAAAGGAGGAACAATATGGCAAGGATCGCCTTTTGTTGGGAATTAGGAGCAGGTTTAGGACACATTGTTCCTTATATCCCTTTACTAAAAGCCCTCCATAAAGAAGGACATAAGCTAACCTTGATAGCAAAGGATCTTTCTTCCGTTTCTTATATTCGAGATGCTGGTATACCGTTTAATCTTTTTCAAGCACCAGAGAAGAAGTGGAAATCAGAGGATTTTGCCAATAAGCAGATATCCTATTCTAGCATTATACAAAATGCTTCGGTTAAGGATTTCGATTCTTGCCTTTCTTTGGTAGAAGGATGGAGGTCCATATTTCTATCGGTATGCCCTCATTTAGTCATCGTAGAATCTAGTCCTACGGCTCTTATGGCGTTGAAAACAATTCCGAACAAGATAAGAACAATCATAACTGGAACAGGTTTTTCCATACCGCCCAATAGAAATCCTTTTCCTAATCTAAAACCGTGGATTGCTCAACAGACTGATTTTAGAAAACTGGAAGAAGACCTTTTGTTTATCATAAATAAAATTATGAAATATTATCGAGTACATAAGCTTACCAAAATGTCAAATCTATACGATGCAGACTTCACAATTTTAAAGACTCTGCCAGAATTAGATCCATATCCCAATAGAAATAATCCATTTTATTACGGATCTTGGCCTTCTAATGAAGGAGAAAATTTTGAATACAAAAAGGGAAGTAGGATTTTCGTATACCTGAATAAAAAATTTTTGCACCAAAATACGCTGATGCTTCTATTGGAAGCCTTATCCACTATCAAAGGCATAAACTCTGTAGTATATATCGAGGATCTACCGAATGAATTGAAAAAGAAATATTCCCATCCATCAATTCAGTATTTCGATAGACCGATAAATATAAGTAAGGCTCTTGGAGAAACACATCTGGCAATAACTCATGCAGGATTAAATACTACCATTAATTTTCTTTTGAATGGAACTCCTGTATTAATGATTCCCGAATATTTGGAACAATTCATCACTGCAAAGCTTGTGGACAAAATGGGATGTGGAATGATTATGTCCTCCATCCATTTTCCCATAAAAAGCAATATTAATATTATGATCACTCTGCATAAATATCGTAGGAATACCATGAATTTTTCAGAAAAATATTCCGGATTTTTTCAGGAACCTCTTGATAGAATAATCATAAACAAAATTCATGATTTATTAGGATGAGGAGCTTCGATCCATATTCCGTGTCGTAAAAAACCTTTCCAATCCATACCGGTTGCTCCTGATAAGAATATATATGGAGCAACCGTTATAGAACCATCTTCGTGCTCCGTAATTTGTTTATCAGTTAAAATGGTTCTTCCCCAAGAACCGTTAGGACCTCTAAACCACCAAAGATCACCATCTTTTGCGTAATCTCCTGGTTCCATATCCTCTACTTTTGTATATTCATCGGGATAGATTCTTCTGCCATTCATCGGGTTTCAATCCTTTGCTGTACTTTAGATTTTTCAGATTTCAAGGTTTCTATATCTTCGGCAATATCTTTATCTTTTGGATATTGTCTCTGAAGTATCTTGGCCTTCATGAGAGAATCATTGATCTGATTTAGACGGCTAATATCTCTATCCAATTCAATGGATTTTTTCAACTGTTCTATAGTTGAAGCCGTGTCTTTTCTTACCTTTTCAATATCAGCCGAAGTAGCTATATTGGAATAGAAAGAAGTCAAGGCTATCATAATTCCAATAGCTCCGGCAATACTCATGGTCTTTTTCCAAGAATCTTTTAGCCAATTCATTTCTTCAATCCCTCCAAAATGGTTTTCAGATCAGTTTGGTATTCCTTCATTACTTCTATATTCTTCAAAAGATTTTTAGCATTCTGGGCATCCAGAGCATACCATTCCTGATCTTGAATTTTTTGCTTAGTCCATTGGACTTGCCAATAATTTGGCTCTTTCGGTATCTCCGGTACCGTTTGTTTTACATATTCCTTTACGACCACTTGTCTAGGGGAACATGCGGTTAAGCTCAACAAACAAAGGATCAGAATTATTACTATCCACGGTTTTTGTGGTTGCATTTTTATCCTCCTCTTTTGATTTTATTTCGGTATTTGTTTTACCAGCGTTTAAACTATCAATATACTGTATTCGTGTAACAAGCTTCTCTTTTGATTGGATCCGTTTGTCTGCCGTAGCTACCGCCTGCTTTACTTCTTGTTCAAGACTATTTATCGTCTTTTGATTTTCTTGATTTGCGGTTTGACATTCGATTAATTGGGAACCGACTATCGCTGCTTTGTTTTTATAATGGTAAAGACCAAATCCCAATACTAAAATGATTACCATTATAACTGCTCCAATAATTAACTTAATATCTGTGGTCACTTTTCACCTCCCCAAAAAGTCATACCATCTGGTATAATTCTATAAGTTTGCCCATATTTGTAAACCTTCTTTGAATAATCGTAATTGACCTCGCAGAAATCTAACTTGCTGCCAGATTTTAGAGTAATTATCTTACGATTACAAGTATTTCTCATACTCTTCCAATCTGTTTTGCCTGCTCGTTTATACTCTTTGTACAGAGTAGATCGACCGCCGTTATAAATCTGATAATCGATCCAGAGATTCTTGGTCCAATTTTCCTTCTTATGAATCCGATACATATAAAATGCTTGCATCCGACAAGCGTCGGATCGATTATAAGGATCTAACTTTTCTCCCATCAAAGACTGAATCCACTTTGATGTAGCGGGCATGAATTGGCAGGCTCCCATACCTTGATCAAAAGCAGTCACCCGATCCTTGCAACTACTTTCTTGTTTAATTTGTCCTACACCGTAATGATAAGGAAATGCAGGCCCAAAATATCGAGTATGAGCAGATCGTACATCAGGTACATAATCATTACACCGGTCTAATGCTAAGACCGGTGTAGGAACTATCAAGAAGAGGATTATCAAGAATCGGAACATATCAACCTCCTCTCGCCATTGACCAAATGATAATTCCGTACCATACAGCCATAAATAAAACAGTTTGTCCGCTATTGACAGGACCTTCTCCTTCTTTCGATTTGCCTTTTATCAATAAGTTTATGTCGATATACGGAAATAGAATTTTCCGAGATATATGGGCATACAGAATACCGAAATTGATATAAAGCAATTTGCCGAATAGTACGGTAAAGAAAGCTATCTTTGCATCGATTTGATCTGGTTCTAACCATTTTGTTGGAGTTAAACAGCAAAGGAGCATCAGGATGCCTAATAAACCTAATTCAAATTTTACCCGTTTCAGACTAACCAAATACTTTTTCATAATATCCTCCTATACAAAGATTAAGAACATACCGCCATAATTCTGACTTACCGCTTCCTCAAGGGACTCTTCGGAATACCAACTTCCCCATGCCGGTTCTGTTTCTTCATATTTTCTAACCAAAACCCAATCCCAATAAATTGTGTGACTGGCATAATTAGAATACAAACAAGCTCCCATATTATCTGAAGAAGGTACATTAGAAGATATGGTTTCTTTTAGAACATCTCCAATATAACACTTTACATTTGTGGTACTATTTCTTCTTATCTCTAACAAAGAAAAGGATTGAATGGCATCCGCTCTGCTATCGTAATAAGCGGATCCATTTTTATACCAAGAATACCTTTTAGCTCCTCCTGTTATATGAAAAAAGGCAAGATCGGCACCGGCGCCTATAGGACTGCCTGTGGCACTTCTATCATCCACTCCAAATATACAAGCATCATTGGCAGATCCATCTATAGTAATATACCCTCTGCTTCTAAAAGCATGATTTATGCCAAATTGGGTTTTGCCTCCCCAATAATTGTAAGTACCACTGCCTCCTACTAAAGACAAAATACTGTTGGATAAAGAGGTTGAACCGTTGGTATACCAATGATACCATTTGTTTGTATCCATGCTTTCCGTATTAAAATGATCAAAGAAAGGAAAAGTATTTTCTCCATTGCTGTATTCGGAAGCATCACTATTTCCATAATACATATAAAATGGAGCAAAGGAAGTATTGATGGAAGGAAATTCAATCCATATGGTGGCTGTCTGATTTGGTGTGGTTCCATAAATAGATTCAATCCAATAATCAAATACAGTGATTCCATCATAAGAAGTAAATCTAAGGTCGTTAAAATTAGATAAACAATGTCCTTCACAATGGACTTCTGCTCCAGAAGAACCAGAACTTTCTCCGACTAATAGCTTCATCTGATAATTAGTTACCAAACCAGATGATCGAGATATGGTAAATTTCTTTCTATAGGTAAATCCATCTAACCAAACTGGAGATGTTAAAATACCGCCTTCTGGCATAACAACTGATTTGCCATCAAATTCTAAATTTACTATTCCTAATCCAGGAATTACATAATCAGACATTTAACTCTCCGTTATTTTCGGATCGAAATAGATATTAGTTCGGGCTTTTGCCAAACATACCTGAGCCACTAATGGTCCTCTTCTACCAGGAGTGGCAGAAACAGATAGCTTGAATTTATTGACAGATATGGATGATGCTACTTCCAATTCGGTAACAAATATCGTGGAGGCAGCTTCCGAATATCCAGATAAATCTTCCACCAATGTATCATCATCAGTAGTATCTTTATAATAACAATAGCCACTGGCTACTCCCCGCTGATTAAAACCACCTGCTCTTTTACAATGCACCAAATAATCTTTTGTTTCATCGATGGCAAATTGCAACCAGTCTGACCAAGCAGAGTGCCCTGCTCCTATAACCACAGAATTTTGTCCTCCATTGAAGGTGACCCTTGTAGGAGTACCTACTGTACTAGAAGTGGATCCATCTCTTTCTCCTATGGATACCCCATCTAAAATAGTACCACTGGTACCATGAGCAGCTATTCGTATTCTGCACCAAGCTCCGGATGTAGCTATATTAGCAGCAGCTAAAACTGATCTTACATTTCGATTTGTGGTAGAATAATCCTGAGTTAAAGTCAAGGACCAAGAACTGACGCCTGTACCTGGTAATAAACCAGCAGTAGTCCATTCCACAGAAGAACTCGCTTGATCTGCCGGTGTGCCGTTAACAGCGCATTTATCGGTAATAAAGGCTCCTAATCCATCCGTATCATTTGCGGGGTATTCCAGTTCCATCCAAATTTCATCATCTTGCAGATTTACAGAACCTGCATATACACATTCTATAGTAAAGGTCTTTACAGAAGTGGCTTCAGTCCATCCCATTATTTTAGAACTCCTCAAAGGAGCTATATTATCAACCACATATATACTACTGGAAAGACGCTGGCTAAAAGAAATAACTCCATCGGAGGCCCCATCTGTTTTATATACAGTTCGATCATTTTCGGATCTGCCTTCAGCAGATAATTCCAATAATCTGGTATTGTAGTTATCATGAGAGCAATTATAAAATTTTATAGGAACAAGACCTCTCCATATCGGAACGGATTCATCACAGATTTTAAATCCAGTGGAAGGATTAGGAAATTTACAGCGTTTGTATTGATGATTCATACCATAATCAACCGCATTGAATTTATAAAGCTTTCCTCCAATAAGATCCGAAAAATCAACATCTTGAATTTCCATAATACCAGAATTGGTAAAAAGATAAGGATGATAATCCGCTCCAGTAAATATTCCCTTTCTCCATAGTAAAGTACCATATCTTCCGACTAATATGTAAGTAGAAGTACCTGCAAATTTTATACCGCCATTTCGTATTTCAAGGATGGCCTGATAAGATCCTCCTATATTTATATTAGTAGTATTACTTGCGGTGCAATCTATTACATCTCCCCCATTACTTTCCAAAATAATATGTCCTAAAGCTGCTTGTCCTACATAAATGGACACAGCACTACCGGCTTGAGTATATTTCACACCATAGCTATATAAATATCTATCAAAACCATAACCCGAAAGTGGTATTATCGCGCCTACGGACAAAGCATTTGAATTATCTCTATCCACACAAATCATTCTTAATGGATTTGCTGGATCGGTTGATCCATATAAATAAGCATTGAATCCTGCTTCGCTATGGTCTTTATCCACTAAAATTAAATCACCCGCTGCGGCTAAATGATTAGAGATATATCGAGAAAAAGCAGAAGCATTTGCCCAAGAAGTTGGATATCGTGCAGTCCAAATAGCACCACCATCAGAAACCGTATTTCCTTCGGTAGTCGGCCATGCGGGTTGACCGCTACCGGAAGTACCAGCTTGTGTACATTCGTAAACAAAAGCTCTGGCCGCTACAGTACCATATCCAGTAGTACAAACTACTCGATCTCCTAAACCATAAGCTCTGCTGGCTGTCCAAACAGCACACGGCCAATTAGTCAATATCGTGGCATTATCAACATAATACGTGGTCATATCAGTACCCCTTAATAATACTCACAAAATCATATTTACTGGAACCGGACCGATATATAAATCCTAAATAATCTTCCTTATCTGTAACGGAAGATATAGTAGGAGGCACAGATAAATCTGTACCGCCTCGAACTTCCGCAGTAAAAGCAATAGTCCCTGTCCCAGCATATTGTTTTACTATTAAGACACATTTTTGACCATTGTAAGCACCAGTAAATGTAAAGGTGGTTAAAGCTCTATCTAAAGTAATGGTGGCAGTACTTCCTAAAGACCAATCAATGGTTACCGAATCAGCACAAACTAAAGTTTGAACGGTGTCTATTGGTCCTAGATCACCAGGATCACCTTGGTCTCCCTTATCTCCCTTATCTCCCTTATCACCTTTTAGAGAACTTATGGCAATAAGATTTGTCCAAGTTTCTCCAATATATCTCCATTGGATATAGGCAGGATCACCAGCTACTTGCAATTCGATTTCGGTACCAGGATCACCTTGGTCTCCCTTATCTCCTTGTATACCTTGAGGACCAGTAGCACCAACTAGATCAGCCACAGCAATGAGATTTGTCCAAGTACCTCCAATATATCTCCATTGAATGTAATCCACAGTCACTTGCAGTTCTATTTCTGTGCCAGGATCGCCTTGAGGACCTGTGTTTCCTGTATCTCCTTTATCACCCTTATCCCCAGTATCTCCTTTATCCCCTTTTAGATCAACAAGAGCCACAAGATCCGTCCATAAAGTGTCTCCAACATATCTCCATTGGATGTGGGTAGTTCCTTTTTGTATCTCGATTTCAGCACCATCGACACCAGCAGGTCCTGTCAATCCTGTCGAACCTGTATCTCCTTTAGGACCTATCAATGAAGCGATGGCTATAAGATTTATCCAGGATTCTTCTCCAGATACTCTCCATTGGATATAATCCACAGTAACTTGTAATTCTATGGATTCCCCTATATCTCCTTTAGGTCCTGGAGGACCTGTTTCTGTGGATTCTATAACGGCTACTTCGGAATCGATTTCCTCTATAACCGCTGCCTCTTCTCCATCGACATAAATGATATTGACCTCAGATTCGCTCATGTCTCTTCCCTCGTTACAGCAGCAACTAAGGTAGCTACTCCATACAACTGTAGGACAGCTTCCCCGTCTGGGTTATAAAGAAAACAATCATAAACACCGGTTATATCCTTATGTGCAGAACATATATCTGCGGCATCTTCGTCGGTAATATAAATCCTCCATTTACCAGCATCATCGGGATCATATTCATCATCATAAAAGAAAATACCGGACTTTACATCAGCTTCCCAAGGATCTTCGGAAGATTCTATATCGATAAGAGGAGAAGCATCTTTTAATTTAGCCCGAACTTGCATCTTAGCTGTATAACCAGTAAGATCAACGGCTACAGCAGGATCTCCTGTTTTCCATTGAAAAGTTTTATCAAACGTACCGCCTTCAACAATGGTTATATCTATGTTAGCTCGGATGCAAGACATTTCTCCACCTCCGTTATGAGTTCTTTACTCTATCTCTTAAAATATTAATGGCTTCCCATTGATCTTTTAATTCCCGTACACAATCAGCTTTATCTACTTTATCGGACATGGTTTTTTCAATTCTATCCACGGTTCCTTTCACTTGACACAAAGTATTGGATAAAGCATCTTGAGCTTGTTTTATAACCAAACTTTTCAATTCTTCTTTTTCTTTGGATAACTTGGCTATTTCCTCATCCTTAGAATCCCTTTTGCTGAACATTCGATTAACAAAAATCAAAATGATTCCAGTGGAGACAGCAGAGAAGAACGGAGCAACATACACAGACCAACTTCCATAAGCTTCAGCGGGGATGGGATTCATAAAAACTCCTTTGTTTAGTATTGTCCTACATTATTCCTTCAACAAAATCAAGATTTTCTTACATCAAAACACATCCGTATAACCACAAATATTCTCCCGCACTTGCATACCAAGGATCTCCTACTGGTAGAAAAGTATCAAGATCAACTTTGATAATACAACCGTCATCTGACCAACAAGCCACATAAGCATAATCATCATCAAAACTAGCTTGTTGCGGAACAGTCCAATAACCAGCAACAAAAGATGTCTCCAAAAATCGATCTATTTGAGAAAAGGTAGATAGATCGATTTCGGCGAATCCTCCAGATGAACCAAAGTTTAAACCAATATATAATTTTGAGCCATTCATGGATAAAGCTTGAGCATCTCCATATGTGGCCGTAGGCCAAATAACATAATCTTCGATGGTCATTCCAGAAGATATATCTAATTTATAGACACCTGAATAATTCGGATACGGAGAACCGTATCCTATAGGTATACAGATATATGCCTTACCGCCATCTGCTTCATCTACCGCTGATCCATAGTATCGAGAATACGGATCTTTAAGAGGACCGTATGTATTCAGAGACCATGAACCTACCCAAGCAAACGGATTACAGGTTATTTTTATTATTTCCGAATATCTATATTCGCTTTCGGATACTCCAATTAAAACATCATTATGAGGATCATAAGATAAGGTACTGGCAGGACCTCCGAGATAAGTAGGAGCACTGGCTGTAAAAGAAGAAATAACCGAATCGGTAGTAGGATCCACTTTAAAAAATTTATATCCATAGTGATAAAAATATAAGATGTTATTGATTTTATCTATGGTCAAACAATAAGGTTCGGTCACTCCTGCTATGGCCATTTGTCTAAAAGTAAAAGAATCCACATCTAATTCCCAGATGGCAGATGGGCCACAGAAATACACTTTTCTAGTGGTGGGATTACTTACAGCGCCTATAACATACCAACCAGGATCAGGACCTTCAATGGTGTCTAATACAGATAAATCTGATGGATCAAATTTCCATATTGCACTACCATCAGCCGCAAACAAATACGGGGTAGTTACTGGAGTAACCGGAGCGGACATTGAATAGGATCGTCCTATCGGGGTATTTGCCAATCGATTCAAAATAACATAAGCACCGCTAACTACTCCAATAAGAACAACCATCCCTACTCGAAGATCATTTATATCATAAAGATAAGTAGCGGAAGTGGTCAAACCATTTCTGATAAAAACAGAAATAATACCGGTTGTTTTGTTTATGGACATAATTCGACCTTGCAAAAGGTCTCCTCGTCTATATCGATCATGCAATAAAGATAATTTCATCTGCGGAATAACTCCATATAATTAGCCACCGTTATGGTATTTATTAAAGAAGCTTCTCCATTATCATTCATTTCTCCAGATATGGTTTGTGATAATATTTGGCTTTTTTGAGAAACATTTCTCCGGGTACTTGTGAAATCTACCACATCTCCTATATCCATTTCTGGAATGTGTACTCCTAGTTCCAACTCTCTCGGTAAAACTGTGTAGGTATGAAGATTAAGTTCGGCTTCTCCTCTCGATAGAGTTATATTGGAATTATTATAAATTTGATGTTGAATTTCTTCTATATCGGAAAAAGGTTTCATACAGAAATATCTTTTACCAGACGTAATATTTGCCGAAAGCACCAAATGAAAATCCAGATCCTCATAATAGTGCTCCATTTCAGTATCCGCATATTCGTCTTCTTCATCCAGATAATAAAGAATTGTTTCAAAGGACAAAGCATCGGCTGTCCCAGTAGCTATAGGATTTGTCTCATTGAGAACATCATTCTCCGTTTCATATAGTGTCACTTCTAGCCCATTCACGAGGATATACCATAATTGATTTGGATACACATTCCAATCTGCTAAAACAAGATCAGTCTTTCCGTTCAATTCGGTCATGACACTATAAGTCTTTTGAAGAATATAGGAAACATAATCCACAGAAGAACGAACTAGACTAAACATAATTGGCATTTCTGTATCCAGTGATTCTCCAGAAACTACTTCAAAAACGGCACCTATATCCTCGAAATTATAATAATTAGGTCTTAATAAAGAAAATTCAATAGGAAAATAACCGAATACATCCTTGCACCAAGCACATTCAACCGGTATATCCTCAAAAGCTGGACCTGTCATCTGAAGAAGAACACTGACATTGGATAATATCTCCGTTTCTTCTATAATGAAATTTCCAGATATACCCGATAAAGTACCATTAAGTTCTAAGTCAATACTCATTACGGATTCCCTTCTGTCAAAGCAGCACTTACCACATATATTTCGGAATCTTTAACGATTACCAATGAACTCAATTTTATATCACCGTTTCCTGCTTGATCTGTTACAGATAAATCCATAACGAAATCACCATTAGCATCAACTATCCTTGCCCAAGAAGCGATACCGTCTTCTAAACCTAATACAGTGTCAACGGCAGAAAAAGTCAGGATATTGCCATAAATAGAACCGCAAGGATACGGCAATGAAAAATTGACCAATTCCACATTTTCATATTCATCGATAGGATCTCCTGTAGAAGGTCTTGTACCAGAATAGATCAGAAGATTCCCAGTATCATATTCATCGGCATCATTATCGATGGCATTAGAAATCAATTCTAATCGGGCCGTTCGTAAAGATGATAAAAGTCCAATGGTCATTTTACTTTCCTCACAATCGAAACAGGTGGATTATTGACAAAACCAGATTTCCATCCTACAGTGGCTATACCTTTATATTCTCTTCCTTTCACAGTAGAAATCTGCATAATCGAATCCTTCAAAACCCATCCGGTTACTGTATTGGTATTAGGAACAAGACCTAAAAACCATAAAGCCTTTATAGTAACTTTACCATTTCCGATAGATTTTACCGCTTCAACAAAAAAGTTATAACTTTCCATACCGCTCATTTCGAGCAAGTACGGAAGATCCTTTCCTTTTTCATCTCTTCCTAGAAAAGCAAATTTCATGCCAGTTATAGCAACCGGATTAAAATCAGCCCATCCAGGATTGTTTGTCCGTACATCTCTTAACGTATGAGTAACACCGCCTTTTAAAGCTAATTGGATTCTCCAATACATATCTTCTCCTTAGGAATAAGTAAAATGAATGACAAATACCAAATCATTGGAATACCAATCTTCGGTATCCCAATTTATCATCCAATCAGAAAGAAGCTGTTTTATGTTCCAATATAGATATTTAGCGGAAGGAACAGCTATTGTATCCAGTGCAATTCGGGAATCGGTACCGGCTAAAGCAGTACCAGCCCAATCAGCACTTCCTGGAACACCGTTTGTGGTGCATATAGCTTTGAAGCAACTGTTGGCCGAAACACCATCACCTAAAGGTTTGCTTGCCCATGTGAGGTGTGTATTATCGTCATAAGCTTCAAGATAAGGAATGGAGGCAGTAGCTCCGCCGAAATAAGCAGCACACACATAACGGTTATTACCTCCTAACCCGTCATTCAATGCGCTACCTGCAAGAGGCAACTGCACATATTCTCCAGCACTATAATCCATCAAAAACATTTTGTTTTCTTCGGAATCTCCCGATTCTGGTATGACTGTCGGGTAAGCAATTCCCGATAAAAGATCACCAGTCATTTGTTGGGTGTCTCTCCAGACAAGATAATCTCCTGATCCTAATAAGATATAATTAGAATCTCCTGCTGGATTGGTGCATGGAGTATCATTTGCACTTATATTGAGCAAAACATTAACAGACGGTCTGGACATACTTTCCTCCTTTTAAGCTTTTGTTAAAGAAAAATCTCTGGTGGCAGATTCTCCATTGTCTCCATTAAGAGTTAATTTTATTGTTTGAGCCGGTGTACGATAATCACATCGGATACTTTTACCATATTTGGTTGTAAGACCATTATCAACTACCTGTATATATCCAGAACCTTCTGCGGACATGGTAAAATTAATCTTTGTACCATCCGCTTTACATAAGAACCAAGGACCGAATGTATGATATGTATTATTCGGCGGTGTTATTGGATTGACCAGATCAGGATTCCAAGTAGGATATGTTCCCGAAGATGGTCCTGATACATAACTTTCGGACGGAGTAGTAGATTCTTCATCGGTACTAGAAGAATCTTCTATGGTTACCTGCACTACCTGGGACAAACCGGCTTCTGCCGAAGAAGGAGCAGATACATCTATTCGAGCAGTTCCCATTGATACCGGAGTAAGATAATTTACAACGGAACCGCCGCGAGTATATTCAACCAACAGTTCCGTTCCTGTAGAAACATGAGTATTAAGATCGATGGTCTTTCCATCGAATGATTCATAAAGATTATCCCCGATCTTCGTATCTTCTCCAGTATCTTCATCTCTGGTATATTCCCAAACACCTACAACTGATTCAATAACTGAAGATACCTCACATTGGGATTGTCCATATATAGCATTTATGGCTTCAGTATTTTCAGTTACATCCACTATCTCCGTAGCTTTGCTTGTCCAATCGAGCTTTCCAAATCCAGACAATTCCGCCATATTTATAATGCCAGCAACAGCCATACCGCCCTGTTCTAAATAAGCGGTTATCTTCGCTTTTGTTTCCACAGATGTACCAGTCACTACAGTCACCATCCATTGATGTGTCTCCACATCATATTCGTAATCGGTAGGATTATTACCATCTGTAAACGGATCATATGGCCTTTTAGTTACAGTGGACGACCCGAAACTTATAGAAGAAGGATCCACTTCTACAGTAAGTGTGGAGGGACACTTACAAGAGTTATTTATATAAACTTCCTCGGAAGCTTCTTTACCAGAAACAGAAGCAATAACTACCAAAGTCCCATAAGGATCTTCAGCGCCTTCTTCCCAAAATTCACTAGGTTCTACATAACCGCCATAACCATCATAATAGCCATCATGATCTGTTTCATCCATTGGGTGATACATAATTGTATTTTTTACCATGCCTGAAGCATAATATGATACAATCACTTTTTGATCACAGAAGGTAAAAGATCGATCGGTTATGTAGACATTTTTACCGTCAAGTACATACCCGCCGTTGGCGGCAAAATTATATTGGCGTGTCTTATCAGCATAAGCCCAAATGCCTATAATTTCTCTAGGTTGAAATTTCAATTCAACACTATTAAAACCGGTAGCAGTAACAATTTCGTTGGATACCAACATCTCCGAACTGTTTTGCACAGCCGTTTTACCTGTAGATGGATATTTATACCAAATGCTTTCAGGCACTTCTGGAGAGAAAGACCAGGTTACAACTTCATTGTTTATAGGAACTCCACTTCCGTTAGATACTTGAGCATATACATTTATAGAAAGAATATCTGTACCCAGACATTGGCTATCTAAAGATATTTCTATGGAGTTAGGAGACAAAGATTCTGGAGGAGAAATCTTTATTCGATTACCAAAGTCAGGCCAAGTCGGTTCTTCATCGATACTTTGTACCATAATATCGGTCACATCATATACTGATGCCGTAGGATCTCGATCAATACGTTTAATCCAAATATTTCCCGATCTATCGGTGATAACAAATCCTTCTTCTCCTACCACAAGCTCGACAAGGTTTCTTAAAACTTCAATAGGATATTGGTTCTGTGCCTCAAAACTGTTGGCATAGATGGTATAATTAGCTATATCACATCGAGAAGCATCCCAAGTTAAACCGACAAGTTCCAGTATTTCCTGACAAATGGTATAAAAAGAAGCATCTTCATCCCATAATTTTGTCATTTTAGGTGCAAGAGGTTCTCCCAATATGGCTGTGGATTGTCTTCCCCATATACCAGTCTCCGTAATATTTAAACCGACCTTAAAAGTAGGTTTTTCTATAAAGAAAATTCCTTGGCTTATCCAAGCATAATCGTACTCATCATATTCATCATACTCATCGGTTACTCGGGTAAATACTTCTATTCTGGGAGAATCTGGTATAATGGAAAAATCCAAAGAATCATAGAAATCCACATCTCTTAATTCCAAAGAAAGTTCTCGACAAAAGCTATCCAGAGCGGCATCTATGGTAAAGGACTGAACCTTATCCGTAATATCGGTAGTGCCATCAAGTATTATTTTCCAACCATACTGGCTAGACATCTGCTTTTTCCTTAACAACTAGATTAATGGTATAATCAAATCGCGCCACACCGTAAAAAGACGAAACAAGATTTCGCTTATAAGCAAGTCCGTCAGGTCTTGCAAACTGTATTTTAAAACAGTCGTAACCGTCGGTAAAATAATACTCCGCTGATGAAACTTCATAAAGAGCTACAAGTTCGTCTACAGTAGTTTTTGAAATGGCAGCCTCATCTGAAATGGTTATCCTTTGGTCTTGTTCCATCACTCCAAAATCCTGAATCACCACTCCGCCTAAAGTAGGAATTATGGAACCTCTCATGGTAGTGCCTGCATGAGGATCATAAGATCCTGTATAAATAGGATCTCTATCAAGAAACACCAAAGAAGCAAATCCATCATATTCATCAGGATCTATGGATGGTCCTAGTTCTGTACTGAAGAAAGCAAATTTAGGTTTAGACATATCCTAACCTCATCTTGCTAAGTTCTTTTTCCAATTGCTTTATTTGAGTTCTAACGGAACCCGGAGAACCGACTACTTTTAGAGGCACTTTAGCAGAACCAGCTGATAAATTCAAAGTAAATACCTCATGATTTTTAACTAATCCACCTTCTGCATAAGCAGGCATGATACTTCGAGTATTTATCCTTGGAACACTAAAGCTCCGCATATTATTGATCATTCTGAAGAATCCTTCACCTAAAGCACTGACCACTGATTTTCTTATAACAAATTCTCCTGGCGTCAAAGCTGCTTGAACGGAATCTGTATCCCCTACTCCGGGAACTGATCCACCTTCTGCATAAGCAGATACTTCTTCGGTGCTTTCACCAGAAGCAGATGTGGTCGAAGATCCTTCAGTCACATACCGAGTAGTTATGGTATATGTAGCACTCAAAGATTCGATCTTGCTTTTAAGACTAGAAAAGCTCGATTCTATGGTGGTTAAATAAGTAGCTAAAGGTTGTCCATCTCCTAAGAAAGTAACCTTAAAATAAGTAATCATATTATTGACTTGCTGGTTAAGCCAATCAGCACCACTTTTAGCCAAAATGTAGGCTTCTGATAACCATTCGTTCTTGGAAGAAGTACCGTATCCAACAAACTGGAAGCTTACCGAAGGAGCTACCGTCTTTAATTGTTCATTGAAAGCGGTTATTTTGTTCTGCATGAAAGTTAAGGCATCAGTAAAAGGAACTGCCGCAGATTCTCCACCAATGGTAGCCAAGAAGGACAAAGTGACCTTGTATTCTTTAACCAAGGTCTCAAGTTCTCCCATCTTAGTTTTGATATTAGAAATAGTCTCCATCAAAGGAGCAGGAGGAGAAGCAATACCAAGAAAAGCTATTTGAACCTCATACTTCTTCTTATCAAAGGTCTCATCCAGAACTTTTACGGCTTTCTGCAAAGTCTCAACCGCTTGAGAAGTATCAAGTTTTAATTCGACGGCTTTGGATAATTCTCCTTGTACCTGGCGTACAGCTTCCGTCATATTTTTGACTATCTCTTCGGCACTTTTACCAGCAGCTTGAGCCGCATCTGCCTCATCCTTAGCATACTTAGCCGTTGTGTCATAGAGAGTTTTATACATCTCTCTCATCTGATCGATAAGTTTAATTTTGGTATCAGCCGTCCGTTGGGCATCAACAACTGTTTTCCCATCGGAGGAGATGGTATATTCTGCAACCTCATTTATCATGGATTTAGCTTTATCCAGATATTCTTTCATTGTATCCAGATCAGCTTTTCTACCAGAGGCTGTAGTTTCGGATTCGGCCTTACTTAAAGCGTCAAAAGCTTGCTTGGTATATTCCTCATAACGAAGAAGGGTATCTCTACCTTTTTCTGCATCCGTCATGGTAGAACGCAGAGCTTCCCTCTTCATATCTTCCAAATCTTGATTTATCTTCGCATAATTTTTCTCCGCATCGGAGATGGCCTTCATCGCTGCAAGATATTCTGATTTGTATCTATTGACTTCGGATATCTTAGAATCGATGATTGATTTATATTTTGTCAAAGCATTCTGGTAAATGGCTATTTCTTCTTCAGCCGTCTTTTTTAATACCTTATTATACTCCGCCTGTTTATCGACAAATTGCCCAGATTTATTGATAATCTCTAATTGGGCCGAACCAGCCCGTTTGATTATCTCGATGGATTTATCTGTGGATTCTTGTGTTCTTAACAAAGATTCATTGGCATATTTTTCCTCTATAACCTGTTTCTGTTTCAGATAATCCTCTTCAATACTTACTTCATTACGCAATCTGGCTAGTTGTAGTTTTTCTTCGGCATCGGCTACCTCTTGTTCGGCAGCATACCCAGCTTTTACAGCTGATACTCGATCCTTTGTAAGCTGATCGATAATCTTAAGGACTGTTTCTCCTTGTTTTTGCCGACGTTCTATTTCCTTATTAAGAGCCTCATTCTGTGCAGCGGATCTGGCTGCTTCTTCATCCTGACTATTCTTTTTAGCCTGCTCGGCGGCTTTCTTGCCAGTATTGATGGCTTGCTGCATAACTTTATCAAGATGTGCCTGACCAGCAGCATCCTGTTGTTTATAATAGTTTTGCCATTCTTCGCTTAATTGAGAAAGATTACTGACTGTTTCATCGGTTACAGATCGTCCTTGATCTTCCAAAGATTTTTTAAGAGCAATACCACCATCAACTATTTGTTTTACTAATTTGCCGTACTCTGTACCGGCTAATTTCTCCAATTCAGTAAGACGATTAGCCTCATTCATCATAAGAATTTGAGCGGCTTTTTCTTTGGCATATTGATTAAGACTAGCCCTTACTCGAAGATTGTCTTCATAAGACATTGTATTTAACAATACCTTCTTGGTTTCTTCACTAAGAGCCTGCCCCACATATTGTATTTTTTGATACCAAGAAAGACCTGATTTTATGGCGGCATCTTCCTGTTCGGTTATCCTCTTAATCGCTTCTTCTGCTTTGGTATTTTTGATAACTTCATAACCAGCAGCAGCCTGTTTCAAAACAGCCGCCTGAGCTTCCAGATTATTATTAGCCGCTAACATTGCCTTGCTCAATTCAGGCATTGTTTCTTTTACTTTGGTTAATATGGCGTGATAATCAGTTGTTACTACTGATCCATTCTTTTGTTTCTCGTTCAAAGCCAATAATTGATCCGCATAATTGGCGGCAGAAACAGCCAAATCATTATACTTAATAGTTTGTTCTTGGGCAGCAATACTCGCTTTTTCTCCGGCATGAGTGTATTCATAAATACCGACTACAACGGCAGCCGTGATGGCTGCTAATGCAGTTAATGGATGTTTAAGCATGGTAGCCCATAGAGCTTTCAAAACTCCATTCAAATATAAAAGAATCGTGGCAAATCCTGATGAAGCAGATATGGCAGCATAATTGGCTACTACATAAGATTCCAGTAGGGCTATAAAAGAAGTAAAGAAAGCAGTTATTCCAATCTTTGTAGCTAGATATATCAAAGCTTGATTGAATATGCCGATGGCTGTCGCCACCAATAAAAATGATACAGCCATTTTCGCTAAAGGATTATCCAAAAGATTATTCAAAACGGAAATAACACTTGTTACCAAAGAAACTAATTTGCCAAAGAAATCAGTAAGACCTCCTTCGGACAGTCTTATAATCATGTTTTTAAATCGATTACCAAGTATCTCTAATTTAACGGATAATCCTTCAGATTGAGTACCAGCCATTATAGCAGCCGCACCATATTCCTGAGTAGATTTAATCATTAATGCCACATGTTCATTCATTTGGGAAAGAACAAGTGCAGAATTGCCGGCTCTTACATTGAAGAAAGCAGCGGCTTTCGCAAAGTCTCCTCCTATGACTGTATTCATATTTTGTAAGACTTTAATTAATCCATTACTTTTTACATTAAAATCCTCCAATGAAAGACCAGATTCTTTAATGGCATCTCTAAATTTTTTATTTGGATTCTCCAGTTGAATTAAAACCTGTCTAAAGCTGGTACCAACTGTAGAAGCTTTAATACCAACATTGGATAGAGCCATAACAGCTCCCAATGTTTCGTCCAAACTTAATCCTGCAGAATGGGCCACAGGACCAAGATAATTGAACATAGTTTTTAATCCTTCAAGATTTGTCTTAGATTGGTTAGCTGCTACAGCTAACATATCCATAACACTCGATGCTTTGGAAGCATCAATGTTGAATGACCGTAAAACTGTGGTTAAAAGATCGGAAGCAACCGTTAAAGATTCCAAAGTACCTTGAGCACCTTGAGCCGCGGCACCTATGACTTTCAAAGATTCCGAAGCAGAGAAACCAGCTTGTGCTATATACACAGCGCCTTTCGCTATTTCATCCGCAGAATACTTCGTATTATCCGATATTTTGAGTATTTCCTTCCCTAATATCGAAATCTCTGCTTTTGTTCCACCAGAGATAGCTTCCAATGTTTTCAAGGATTGATCGTAATTCTTTATGGCTTCCATACAATCTGTAACTGCTTTAGTCATGGCTCCGATAATTAAAGCAGCTGGAATCCAAGCAGCAAGACTTCCCACAGCCGATCCTAATCGAGCCATAAAATTAGTGGCGGAGCCAGCGGCTGAAGCTGTTCCAGTTAATTTAGAATGTAGACCATCCCAAAAAGTACCACTAGACTTAGCCGCATTACCCGCAGAAGCTAAAGCTGTTTGATGATCTTTCCACTTAGAAATAGCTTCCGCATGAGTTACATTCCCTTTTTTCACTTCTTCATTTAAAGAAGCAAGGAAAGTTTTTGATTCGGCTGTTGTGCTTTTAGTGGAATTAAGAATCTTATTCCAAGATGAGGAAGCTTGCTCGGCTTCTCTCATACTCTTATTAAGTTGGATTAACTGCTCATTGGCCAATCTATATCCCTGTCTGGAGGATTCCATATTAGATATGATCGACCTGGCACTTTCACCATAAGCATTTTGAGAATTGACAAGATCCTTGAAACGAAGACTTAGAAAAGATTGATTCTCGGCTAAAGTTTGAGCCGACATCTTCATTTCAGTTTGTTTCTTGACTAAATTTTCTGCGGAAGTAACAGCCGATTCCAAACTTCTATAACCACTTGCCACAGAAGTAGCAAATAAATTTTGTGCCGACGTACTCAAACCGGTTATATTTCGCAATTCTGTTTGGGCTCGATTATAAAGCTGCTGTTTATCATGGGTTCTGCCAATCTCATTGGCTGTAGCCGTCAAAGTGGCTTTGAATTTATCAATCGTAGGAATGGTTGTTCCTAATTGACTTCGGATTTGATCGAAGGTTTCTCTACCTAATTCCTTTCGGAATCCAGCACCTGCTTTTTCTACTTCGGCTCGTACCTGAGCCGTTGTTTTTCCATATTGTAGCAAAGTACCATTTGCATTGACGATTTCTCCATTCATAAAGGCGGTAGCTACCCGACCTTTATCAACACCTTCAGCCCAGGCAGTACCCGATTTGCCCATGGCATTCATCTGTATAGCCGCCGATTGAATAGCTTTTTCGGCTTCCGTCATGTATTTATTAAATGGTATTTGATTCTTTACATAATTGGAAAGTTCTGCTCTAGCAGCGGATACAGTCTTTACATAAGAACCTAATCTACCATCCATGTCGGTAGCAGCCCAAGCAGCTTCTCCATATTCCTTTTTCATGGAGGCTAAAGTTCTTTGCAAAGAAAGAAAATTACCACTGGTATTGACTATTACACCTTGAGACTTAAATAATTCTCCATTTAGTGTGGCTTGTACAGCCCGAACTCTATCCACACCATTTGCCCAATTAGACAAATCTTTTGGTAAAGCTCCTGCTCCTAACTGTCCTCGAACTTTACCAAAAGCTGATTCCGTTTGAAGGAGATTTCTTTCCACCTTTTTCAAAGTATTACTATATTCATCGAATTTAACATTGGAGCCATTAGCGTCCGATGCTAATTTTATCAAAGCGGATCGATAACCTTCTGATTCTCCAGAAGCAGCTTTCAATCTATTAACAAGAGAAGGTAGTATATTTTCGGCAATACCCTTCGTACTGCCAAGTAAATTCATAGTCTGAAAGTTAAGACCTTTATAATCTATGGCAGCTTTGCCAGCAGCCGTAGCGGCTCCCGAAACACTTTCCTTGTTCTTCGTCATACTGGAGGAAAGCTTATCAGCTACCTTGGAGGCTTCTGCACTTGCCGCAGAGGCTTCTTTGGTAGCAGCCGTAACCTGAGTTATTGCTTTCTCGGCGTCCTTATTTGCGGAAGTTAATGCTTTTCCAGTCTTATCAGCCGTCCCTTGTAAAGATTCTAGTCGAGAAGCAAACTCTTTCAGTTTGTTCTCTATGGCTGCTATCTGACTGGTAAACTCCGAAATGGTTGCGGAAAAAGCAACACCTAAACCTAGATTCTGGACGTCTTCAGCCATTGTTCTTAACCTTAGCCCATGTAAAGAATTTCTTTTTCATTTTATCCGATAGTTCTTTCTTCTCCTCTTCACTCATTTTCTCGTATTCGGCAGGGTCACCGAATAATAGATTGTCTTTTCTTACTTTTGGATTATCTTCCTTTTCAAATTCTTTCGGATCGGCACCGTGCATTATGGCTAAATATTTCAATTCACGGTTTTTTCGATCCACTGCATGTTCATATAAAATCAACAGTTGGGATAAGGTTATCCCTCCTGATTTGTAGCTTTTTCGGTAGATGTCTTCGAGTCGGTATTGTGGATAGCTTTGGATGAACTCGGTGACGACCTCCTCGAATTGAACACGTTCTTGCCCCTCTCGAAGAGGTCCTTCCCTTTTTTTAGGGCAGGCTCATAATCCACATCCCAAACGGATTCCACAATACTCATGAGTTGTATATTGGTTAACGAATTAATGATCTCCTCTGCTTCTTCTGGAGATATTTCCGCTATTAAAACCAATACTTCACCGATATTTTTCTCCAAAGCTTGGATCACAGCCGTCATAAAAGCCAAATCGTTTAATTGGCCTGAAGCCGATCCAGCGACAAGTGTTTGAACCACTTCGGTAATAATATTGGTGACTTTGAATTGGTCCCCTATGGAAAGAGGATATAAGGTGAGTTCCTTCAAATCTTTCTTACCGTACTCAATTTTCCTAATATCAGGATTGATCCTTTTTGCTTCATCTTTCATCGCATTATCTCCTTTGCGGAAATTCTTCCCCGCGGCTATTGAGACCGCGGGGAAGTTGAGTTACTTAATAACTCGGGTTAAACCATGTCTCCTCCTGTGAGAAATACAATGGTTCCTAAGGGCATCTCATCCCATACAGCGTTTCCGCCAGTAACGCCAGAATCGGCACGTTTGGCTTCAAACGTGATAGGAACGGTAGCCGCATCCTCTGCTTTCAGATCCAGTTCCATCGAACTGGTGACATTTGCTCTCGGAAAAACAATAACCATCTGTGAGTTATTATCAGGGAAGGTATATATAGCCTCCATTCTGATATACTCAGGAGCAACCAATCCACCAAGAGCAATCGACACATCATATTCATCGAAATCCGACGGATCGATACCACGAGCGAGAGCGAGATTGGCTATCGTGAGTTCCTTAAAACTACATTCAAGAGAGCTTGCTTCTCTGATGGGAAGCGTAAAGTCCTCAAGAAGAGGGAAACCCGATTCCAACTTCCAATAATCGACCTTGCCTGTGTACTTGGTATTGGCCAAAGCGCCTATGGAGTTAGCCGCCAGAAGTACCGGATCTACAGAGGCCACATTAGCCGCTGCAGGGCCGATTCTGATCTGCGCCAACCCGAGAGCAACTGCCTGCGGATTTTTGGTCAAGGGACCTGTTCTTGTTAATGCCATGATAAAACCTCCTTTACAAAATTTGTGTTACCGAATCTACTTGCCGCTGAACAGTCTGCTTCTCGGATTCCTCCGATTGAAATACCGAAGGAAAATAAGACAGGGTTTGCCAATGTCCACAAGACCTTCGCAAACACTTGATCTTTATATTTCCTTGAATGTATAACTCAACTGGAATGTATGAATTGCCATTACCAGTAGGTTTACCAAAAATGAAATGGAATATTCCATTCTTCTTTCTTTCGATCAGTTTCTTTCCGCATTTCTCACAAACTATGAAGTTCTTTGTTATATCCTGGCTCCCCATCTTAGCCTCACTGAAAACACTTTAACCTTCGTTTCGTCTTCAACCGTGTCGATTGTCGGTACATCTTCTATGTCCTGGACAACCATTGAGCCTATTTGTGTCCAAGGAGTTTCACTGACATCAAATAACGGTATTCTCCGTTGACCGTCTTGATTTTCATTATCGACCAATAACTCCATCAAAGTATCGGCCATTTCTGCCAATTTTACACCTTCTGCATCTTGTCTTGATAGACAGTATATCTCAAAATAATAAGTAGCCAAAGCATTTCTTCCAAATTCTCCAAAACTTAAATTATACCATTGATTTACCGCTTCGGCACCTTGTGTTCTTACATCAGGACTAGCTAAGGATGTATCAAAAGTAATGATTTCGCCTAAAGCGTCCACAAAATATTTCTTGATGGATGTTTTTACATTACTTTCTTTGGATAAAGGATCTAAATTCATCTCCAGATTTCCTTAAAAGTCGTTTTTGCCTTCAAAATCTTTTGTTGAAAAGTCTTTCTATATTCAATCAGAGAAGGACGAACAAGCGGTCTTTCCGGTATCCCTTGAGGAGAAAAACCAAACTCAATGGACCATACATACAAATTTACCGCTCTGTTTCCTGGTTTTTTCATTTCTTCTCTTCCGACAAAGTAGTATAACCACTACCAACCTTTTTACCGATCAAATGCTTTAAATGCTCCGGAGTATGCACCGCAGATGGTGCTCGTTCTTTATAACGCCGTGCTGCCTCAGCTATCAAAGCCCTTCGATATGAGGTACCTTGTTTTATACCGACACTTGTGGATTTTATAGAAGACTTCTCATTTCCACCAGGAGCAGCAGTATTAACCACACTCACCGCTTTATTGGTAAAACCAGCAAACCAAGTACGTTCATTGACTTGAAAAAATCCTATGGAAGCCAAAGCTCTACCAGTCCACATCCAGAACTTATCTGCATTAGGATCTCCTTTTTTCCATCCTTTCAACTTCGGATAAGAAGAAGCAAATTTTCCACTCAAAAGATTTTGTTTGAGTAATAAGGAAAATTCTCTTGCACTTTCTTCTGGTATGGATTTCTGCAAATTTATAGCGGCTGCTTTCAGTGCGGCTAAACAGTTTAAAATGTGGGAGAAATCTTTTTGGTTAAGCTGTACTTTAATCATACTCATCATCACTATAAACTTGGTCACCGATGATTGTAGTAAGCGTCCGTGTATCTTCCACAAGAAGTATCTGATTGACACCAGGATAATAATATTTTTCAATCGTTTCTATCTTGTAATATTCGGTGGACGATATTAAAAGTCGATCCAACGGTTTAACATCATAGCTTTTCGGAAGATATAAATCAATCCTCCAAATAGGAAATTGCCCAGCTGTTGGCACTTCCTGAGCTATTTCTGAACCAAAAGCTCTATCACTGATAAGACCGTATACTGGAGCATCTACAACTACATGCCATCCAGATACTATCTTATAAGTGATAGGGTCTCTGATTTCTATTGGTCTCAATATATGAGCCGTTACCGGAAGATTGCATTTATAAAGAACCATATTGTATTCAACAACGGCATCCTCGAACATTTCGGGAGTTTTATTCATAACCAAATAATGGTCTCCCGTTTCGTCAAATTCGATAATGTCATCGGTTGTTATCAATGAATCATAAGGAGCGGTACAATCGATATGATGCTCTCTTATGAAGGGTTTTGTGGCCTGAGAATTAATCTCATAAATAAGCTTTTCTCCAGTCACTATGGGTGATCTGGAGATAATGCTTATGGAAGTTCCTAATTCAGTATAAACTTCCTTAATGTCGGCTCCTAATCCTAATTCAGCCATTGTTTTCGCATTTCCTAATTATGTCCTGTATTAATTCAATTTTCTTACCATTACTTTCATATAATACAAAAACCTTCTTTATCTCTTGGATAGCTTCTTCAGCCGACATCGTATGAACCTTTCGAGAAATAAGAGTTAATCCGCCAGAGGAGCAAAATTCACATACCGATCGCTGTTATAAGTTACATCCTTTCCCATTCGGGTATAAGCAAAACCAGCATCAATCTTTGTACCGAACATTTTATAAGAATCAATTCCTGCAAACAAACCTATATCAGAGGACATGGCTTCCTCAAATTCTTTATCCATATCCTCAATAAGTTTTTGAAAATGTTCAAAGCGATTTTGAAGATTTACCTGTTTGTATTTGAATTTATTTGCTGAAGCAATCTTCAAAAGATTCAATGCGTGGCGGGTAGCTCTTTTAACCACCCAGAACAAACGAGTTGGGTCGGTTATCGGATAAGACCAACCCAACTCCTGTTCCGCTTGGTTACACACCAACTCATAACCATCTTCGGTAATAAGGGCGGCCAAGGATGACAGTTGAATTTTTAAAATATCGGTCAAATCGTCCGATGAGGTAAAGGAATCCATGGCCATAGTCATCTCCCCCTTGGTTATTAAGCACTTTTCTTGAGGATCTTCTTACTAGAAGACTTGGTCTCCTTAGTAGAAGCGACCGCGGGTTTTGATGCGGATTCCGTCTCCGTTTTAGAAGATCGGGACGGTCTCACGGTGCTATCAAGCACTTTAGCCATCCCTCTTTTCAATCTTCTAAAAATGAACTCGGGAATCGGTCCATTCTCATCGGAATAGACCGACCCCGCTGGAATAATCCGCCCATTACCCAATTTCAAATTGACTAAAAGCTCAACCTTCATGTTGATTGACCTCCGTTATTTGGATTGGTTAATACTCATCAAGATCAAAGGCGGTGATCTTGTAAGTGGTATCAGGATTGTACAGAACAGGCAATCCCTTATCCTGCACCCTGAGCCACACTCCTTCAGGATCCCATTCATCCTTGGTGTCCGCGTAGAATCCCCATCTACGGGTATTCCCGTAAGGGGCTTCCATAAATTCGGCGATTTTGGAGCCGCCGGCAGAATCAGCGAACATGAACAAAACATTATCCGGGATGAATTTTTTCCGCATGACGACCTTATCCCGACCGCCTACAAAAGCATAATCGGGCTGGGCACCGACGGTAATGGTACCATTCGCTTTATCCACAGCCGTGATCACTTCATCCTCAAAGGTGTTATAAGCGGCCATGTTGTAGAAACGAGCCTTTCCACCTACCTCGAAATCAGACACATCATCAAGATAAATGGTGGTACCGCTGACGGTAGAAGTCAACCATGCTTGAACTTCGTAAAGCTCATCATAGATCATGAGATTTCCGACGCCCAACAGCATGGCTAAAACCTGAGCAGGTCTGCTGAACAAATCACCGTCACCGAAAGCACTTTTGGCTAACAAAGCCTGTACCTTCGTATCCAGCATAAGAACTTTCAGCATCTGGGTATTTGCAATCGCATAGTTCGGAACCACCATTGCATCGTCACTTAACAATGCCTTGGCATCGAAGATATCCTCAACCGGATTACGGGAAGCCCCGTCTTTCCAATTGCGGTCATCGTCTAACGTCACCATGTGACTGGTGGGAATACCGTAGCTGACCGTGAACTTTATTCCGCCCTGCTGAATGTAAGACAAAGAGCCATTCATCAGCATCTGGGCAACCATCCACTCACGCCGACGATCACATCTCCAGCGAAGTTTCTGGGCTCCCTTGGCAAGCTGTCTTTCTGCCCTCATATAGGTGGCGACAGTGCCAGGTTCTCTGAGGTTGTTCAAAAATTCCTCATCGAAATACATCTTCTCTTTCCAGAACGCTGCTTTAGCCGATGCACTTCCGACACCATCAATTCCGATGGCCGGCGCAACCGAACCAGGAGCAACAAACGGGGTTATCCCGCCAGAGCCGTATTCCATCTCCCATTCAATCGTATCCGAATCATAAGTCTGGGACGGAAACAGATTGGTGAAGAAATTACTCGGCGGCCTGACGAACTTGGAAATAAGCTTGTTCAGTACGACAAGCTGTAATGCCGGTATGCCTTGTGATCCTTTCATTGCCTCACCTCCCCTATTTCATAATGAAGAAACGGCCATCAACCGCACCGAGAGCCGAAATGGCAGCCGCGGTAAGATTGATGAGGCTGTTCTTGTAAAGGATACAATTGGATACCACCACAGATGTAAGAGCACCAAGAGCATCCGATCCGATACCGGTATCAATATCCTTATCCAAAATGTAAGCAGCCACGTTATTGCCGCTTGCCCCGCCCATAACGTAAGCATACGCTTTTTTCGCCACGGTCACATTCGTAGCCGTAAGCGAAGCAACTGTGATATCCGCATACAAAGTGGATGTGGTAACATCGATATCCGAAATAACACCGCCGGAAATAGGCCCTTCATCACTGTCATTATCACAGTAGAGGAAGTCTCCTACCTCGAACTTGTACGCATCAAGCAAAGATACATACACATGATCCGTAATGCTGTCAAGCACTACCGGCGCCACACCGATGGCCGAATCCTTCCCTAAAACAACATCCCCGGAAAGAGGTACATACGGAATGAGTTTCCCGTATCCGCCGCCTGCACCGGTAGAAAGGTTGATGGCCATAACCGTGCCCGATTTAAGATAACCGTAACCGCCCTGGACAGTCTTATCGATGATCAGAGCAATGTCCCGAACAGAATGGAACAACGGTCTGATTCCAGGTACTTCCGGATAACGGTTCATCTGGGGCATACTGCTTCTTGTATTGGTCTGCATGGAATACACCTCCCCTTTGAAATTACTGAACCGACTGCCCAGTAGATTTGATCATTCTATCGACCATCTTGTCCACGTTTCCAGTTTCCATTCCGGATGATTTCGTGAAACTCATACCGAGAATTGCACTTTCGCCGGCATCCCCTTCTTCATTGGGAATCCAGTCCTTCAATTCGGTATCGATGGCCGCCGAAAAAGCTTCGACATCCAGCTTTTCATCCTTCACAAACTGCTCATGATTAAGCTGTTTGCGAATCTTGGCATGAAGCCGTTCAGGAATCTCCGTAGCTTTCACCTTATTGGCAAAAACCATATCCGCAGCGGATCGAATGTCTTCCGTCTTACGGATGGCTTCCTGTTTCTCCAACTTAAGGATACGATCATTGGTATCCTTGTTGGCGGCTGACAACCGCGTTTTTTCTGCCGAGAGTTCCGTAATCTGTGCATTGAGAGTTGCTTTCTCGGAAGCAAAAGCGGTTTCTGCTTCAGTCTTGCCGATGGCAACTACCTGTGCGTACAGTTCCGGATGTTCGGCTTTCAATTTGTCCAGATCCATGTCTTCCTCCTCAACATCATTGTTGTTTTGTGCTGCCTTTGACATCACTTCCATTACCACGTCTTCGTCTTCGGCCATGGCTGCCGATTTGGTGTTAGGATCTGCCCCGAAGGTCACAACCGAACACTCTTTAAGCACTGACTCTCGCCAGACTGTTCCGGGTCCTTTCATCTTGAAACCATTAACTTCGGTTTCTTCGTCCTCAAGTAATCTCTGTATCTTGGTAGGACGGGCATAGATGGATGCCTCATAAGGAAATCCTTGGCTGGAGAGTTTGGTAAATTCTTCAGCAAAAGGAGTATCCACAAACGTAGCTTTCTTATTTACCAGTTGATGTTTCTCATTTATTTCAAATGCACCAAAACCAATCTTTCGATCAGTCATATGGTCACTCAAAATAGGTATATTGGTTTTTGAGATTTTCAAACCATCTGTATCAATAGCTAAATCTCCCCAATACCAATGCCCTTTGATAATTTTGCCTGAGTAAGCAACCATTGATAGAATTGGCTTCTCTCCCTCTTTGAATTGATTCACAGAAGCAGAAGCCTCCAAATCTGTAAAACATAATGCAGATTTCTTGATCTTGATTTCTTCTGTTTTGGCAATAGTCATTTTCTCCTCCTCTACAGATTGTTCCTCAAATTTACTATTGGCTATCCGTATAGCTTTAGGAGCACAGGTTTTATCTGTACCACCCTTAGCCAAACAAGATTTCAAAATGGCATTGGCAACCGATACCCATTTTTTCTTTTGTGCGGGAGAAAGCCCCTTCTTATGCTCATCCACATCTTTTACTGTCCAGGGCATGATAACCTCCTTAAAATCCTTCTAAGATTATAAAGCCTGTATAATCCCCTTCCGGTAAAGTGACGGTTACTTCGCTTACCGTAAGATTGCTTACATAAGTACATCCTAGACCGGTATCAGCTAAGATAGAAGGTATTTTAGCAAAAGGAGTTGGGAAGGTATAAGTAGCGGATCCTGATAAGGCATCACAATAAATCACCACTCGCTTATAAGAAGCCCCTTGGAAAGGTTGACATCCTATAAGTGTGCCTGAGGTACTTCCATTTATTTCCGTCTTTAAAGCTCCGGTTTTTATAGAACCATCATCATAAGAACTTTCGTTTTTCAAAATACTGGATGTATAGATAACTTCATTGGCATAATCTACAAGGACAAAAGCACCATTCCCATAATTAATCCATCCACAATACCCGTCTTCAGACACCGTTCTGGTGGTCCAAGTTAAACCATTATCTGTGGAAATATGGATTTTTAATCCAGAATCATCTCCTCCTATAACCCATACACCATCTCCATACATAAGAGATTCATACATATCAGGAGGGACATTGGCTAATGCGGACCAGTTAATACCATCCTCTGAAGCCAAAACACAAGGATCTTCATCTGCCGGTACAGAATTGGCCAATAGATAAAGACCACCACCGTAATATCCCCACATAAAATCGCTATCTACTGGAGTAGCCTGAGCCGTCCAGGTAATTCCATCTGGAGAAGTATAGATCACGGATGAGAAAGGAGCTTCTAAATCAGGATAAATGGTGGCTACAAATAAACCATTTCCATAGAATAAACAGCTCAAACCATACCCAGGTTCTACTACGGTATGCTCAGTCCAGGTCAGACCATCCTTACTTATAGCAACCTTAGCTTCATCTAGATGAGCCATCATAAAAATACCATTGCCAAAAGCTAGACCAAATCCTCCATAATATTCTAAAGGTATTTCCAAAATGGCCCAATTAATACCATCCGAAGAGATAGCTGCATTACCGTCATTGATACCAGTACAGGCAATAAATACATTATTGCCATAAATAACTCTTCCCCAACCTTCATTTACAAAAGGTTGTTCACTTTCAATCCACGTATAACCATTACCACTGGACATTAGAATTGGATTATTCCATCCAGCGAGGACGTGACGACCATTGCCATAACAACCTGAAATTATTACAGCCGAACTGAAAGAGCTAGATAAAACCCATTCGGTTAAACCTGCTAAGGGAAGGTTGCCTTTCGCCACCAAAGCATTGGAATCTAAACCAGCAACTCCATTTGGAGTATTTTTCGATACGGAGGCTCCGTGCCTTTCATTATAGATGCCCATTTGAACCTCCTTATCCGTAAAATTCTAAAGTTATTACGGTTGCTTCTTCAGCTATGAAAGAGATGGATTCGACTCCTTCAATACTTCTCAAAGTTGGATTCAAAATACTGGAAGTACCGTCGGTTATGTCTTCGGTAGGAATTACAGCCGTTTCGCCTGAAAAATCGGCGAAAAAATCTTTAGTGGCGGAAATGTTGACTCTTTTCGCTCCAGAAGGAACATTGTGGGATTTAGCAACATTAGCTGCTAGAACCACAGCATTGGGATAATTAGATAAATTCAATCCGAATACTGGATTGCCTACGGCATCTCTTAAGGCAAATAGTTTATTCATCGAATCCTCCTTGTGCTAAATGTGGCTAGAGTACCTTGTAACAAAATGTTTACTATTTGTCAAGAAAAAACTCAAATATTTTTCTGCATCTTTTTTCAATATAGATTTCAGTAGGTTACAATCTTCGTCATCTTTATATTTTTTATTATCTGCATTTTGATGAGAAGTGGTTCCGAGACGACCTGGCATTCCTTTCATACCCACTGATAAATATTCTTTACACTGGATTACCAATTTTGTGGCTTTAGAGGAAGACCATTCATAAACAAATTCTGCTCCCATCTTCTTTCGGGCCCTACGCAGGATACCTGCAGGTATAGGTGGTCGTAATATTGTACCACCTGTAATAATTCGACCATTTGCTGTTTTTAAGCTTGTGGTCAATTTAACCATTTCTATCTTTTCCGAACAATTCAGATCATGAACCCATAATTTAGTATCTATTAATCCTTTACCACATAAAGCAAAATCCGTCGGTGCTCCTTTACAGATTTCCCGTATCAATGGTATTATATTTTTACGAAAAGCCGTCTGACCAAAGATCGGTGTTTTCAGAACAGATTTTTCCATATATTTTCTAGTGGAAGGATAATAAAATACTAAATTACCAAAACCTACTAAATCAGCTTTATCTAAAAGCTTTTCCATATAATCGATATAAATTGGAGAATACCAATCATCGTCTTCCATAATGATAATCTTATCATATCGAACAGCATTTAAAGCTTCCGGCATGTTCAGACATAGGGTATGGGTATAATCAGTATTTGTAGGTTCTCTCCGTATATATTCAAAATCTCCAATAGGAGACATAGGAATCTTTCCATCATCAACAACGATCCATTGATCAGGCTGTCTCGTTTGATTTCTCATCCATATTTTAAGTAACTCAAAAGCTTGAAAACGATCACCGGTACAAGTTATAACTGTAACTCCTTTTGATACCGGTGCCGATATAGTTACACCTGAACTTTTGACATGCTCGATATAAATTTTGGCATTTTCTTCTCCAACCCATTTTATAAGTTGAGAATAGTTTTTATCCGTATCATAATAGGAAGCGTTTTTATCATGACCAGTTCCTATACCTCTTCTGCCTTTCAATCCTTTTAGAGAACAATGTAATTTTAGTTTATCTTCCACATCGGATAAAAGGAATCCATGACTTCGACCAGCACTCCACAAACGCATATCTATGTAAGGATCTCCTTCGAGACACCGTTCAAATATATTTAAAAGCTTTTTGGTAAATCCTGTCTGACAAAAACTTGCATGAATGGTATTGCCGATACGTTTGTATCGCTGGGAAGCTACATGATAATATCGGGCATGAGATTCTCCAACCAGATTATAGTTTAAAAGATATTTGATCATTGTGGCTATATAATTCGGCCCATACCAATCATCGTCCTCGATTATGAGAATCATATCCCCTTTGATTAAAGGTAAAACGGTTCTCATATTCAAGGTCAAAGTATGTCCTTCATTCTTTTGAGGTTCTCTGCGAACATACTCCATACCTGTTCTAAGAGATTCTGGTAAAGGAGTTTTACCATCATCAATAACAATCCATTGATCTGGTTTTCTTATTTGAGATTCCATCCATTTTTTAGTCAAAGCAAAAGCTTCAGGTCTGTCTCCAGTAGGAGTAATGCAAGTTACCTTTGCTTCTTTGTAAGGATCCATAACTTTGTCCCATGTTCCTTGTATGCTGATATTTGTACCATCTCGATCATGTTTTATAAATTCTCGCGGAGCAGATTTCCAATTACCAGCATTATTAATAGGTTTGCCGGCAGAATGTCCTAATCCAGAAAATTCTTTAATAACTTTATCGGACAATCCCCTTCGATGAATATCCAAACAAGTGTTTACAGCAGGTGCTCCATGATGAATAAATGGATTATATTTTCGATATTCTTTCATCTGGATTAAACTGAAATAAGGATGGAGATACCTCATAAATCCGTCTTTCATGTGTTCAGGACGAGCACCAAAATCATGACCGCCTAGATCAGTTTTTTCAGTATATCCTACTCCGTATGTATCATTCTCCATCATATCAAGCATGGCTTGTACCGGAGATTTCAACATTTCTATATCGGAATCAAAAGTTAGGAAATAAGGAGTACGAACATGGCTTATGGCCAAAGCAAGACCTTTCCCATGTCCTATATTATAATCTACATGAATTACTTTGGTATTTGCTCCTTCGAGAGACTTGGTAAAATTTTTACAACGGTTGCCTTTGATGGTTCTGTCTGAACCGTCCACTATCACTATTTTCATATTTGGATGAAATTTCCGAATGGAAGCATAAGCCTTACTTAATAAATCCTTGGTGTTAAATACAACTGTTATTCCGGTAATTACTTCATCTGCTTTCCTCATTTCGACCTCCTAATCGATTGAACTCATGTACCACAAAAGAGTTTTCTTCAATCCTTCTTTTAAATCTGTGGTGGGTAGAAATCCCAAAGAATGAAGTTTGCTTAGATCATAATATCTTTCCAACTGACCATCAGGTTTAGAAGAATCCCAAATAACGTCTGTTTGGGTATACACGGATAAAATATCCACTATATCTTTGATCGGATGTAAAAAACCACTACCAATATTTATTGGACCATCTCCTTGATTCATGAGGTAAACCAATGCTCGGGCTGTATCTCCGCTATAGCTAAAATCTCTAACGGCTATACCAGTTCCCCAGACAATCACCGGTTTATTCAGTGTTTTAGCCGTACAGAACTTAGCTATAAGAGAGGGAATAACATGTCCTTTCTCCACATCAAATTTGTCAAATTCTCCATATAGATTGCCGCTTATGGCATAAGCATAATCCATACCATATTGATTTTTATTAGCAATTAGCTGGGCTAAAGCTAATCGTTTGGCGTGGGCGTAAGAATCTTCAGAACCATGAGGTTCTCCTAACCAGATTTGATCTTCGGTAAGACCTTTTCCTTTCTCTCCCTCTGGATAAACACAACCGGAACCCATTACAACCATCTTCTTTACTCCGAATCTTCTGGAACATTCGATGGAGTTGGTATTGATCATAACATTATCGAATAAGACATCCGCCTTATGCAGAGCATTTCCTCCTAATCCATAAACTTTGCCAGCTAGATGAAATACATATTTAGGTCTTACCCGCTCAAATAATTTCTTCGTTTGGCCAAAATCTCTCAAATCACAATCTTTGCTGCCCACAGCCGTTACTTTACCGCATTGCAAATGTTCCAATAATCGGCACAAAGCATGTCCAACCATTCCTTTTCCGCCAGTTATCAATATTTCCTTATCATACCAATAATCCATATCAGTCCCTCCAAGTAGATTTTTCTATCCATTCTTCTTTTGTTTGGCTCATACTCCAAGGAAGCTCTCTATATGAAGCATCACAATAATTACAAGTATGTAACGGAGTATTTCCATTTAAAAAATTATATAAGGATTGTTCCGATAAATCTATTATGGATAATCCTTCTGGTATTTTAGATTCAGGAATAAATCTTCCGGGAAAGAAAGCAGATTGAGGACATCGATAAAGAATATGATTATGAATGGTTAAACATTGGTTCTTCCAAGGACACCGAGCAAAAGCTACCTCCGGAGGGGTATTTGCAAATTGATAGAAAAATCTAGGATGATGCCAATATTGCACAGAAAAACCGAACTCATCTTTCTTACGTTCTGCTAATTCCTTATTACTCATATCCACAGTACCTGGATAATCGGTGATTCTAAGGATCAAACCTTCTAAAGATTTCCAAAACGACTCACTTTGTCTATGTAATAAAGTACCATTAGTAGAAACAACCAAATGATCCGCAATTTGAGAATCTTGAACAATCCCTATCATCTTCGGAAGATTTGGATGTAGTAATGGTTCTCCTCCTAAGATCATAAATTCACTGACATGTAAAATGCCGGATAAACCTGACAAATCGTAGGATAAAACAGACGGTTCCATAAAAGAACGCTCTCCAAAAGGAGAACCATGAGAACAAGCCGTACATTTCAGATTGCAATGCGTTACGATATTTGCTTCCAAGGATGATCGATTAATCATAATTACCTCGTTAATTGTACTCCATATCGGAGTTTATCTCTCCAATAATTGAGAAGATCCATCATGGTCTTCTCAAAAGTTATTTCTGGTCTCCATCCTGTATGAGAAGTAAATTTGGATGTATCCGGTACTTGTAAATCTGCATCTAAAGGACGAATACGATCAGAATCCACTTCAATCGAAATTTTAACTTCGGATAAACTTAAAAGATATTCTAACATATCTTTTACAGTGCAAGTATAAGTACCTCCTATATTGTAACATTCTCCATAGATAGGATCGATGGTTACCAACATAAGATACGCTCTTACAGCATCACGGACATCAGACCAAGTACGCAAGGATTGAAGATTTCCTACCTTAACTATAGGCGGTATCCATCCTCGCTCGATCATTGCTATTTGTTTTGCGAAAGTAGACTCGGCAAACACATCTCCTCGTCTAGGACCAGTATGAGTAAACATTCTGGTCATAACAGTCTTCAAACCATAAGCTTCGGCATAGAATTTTCCGATAAGGTCAGTACCTATTTTCGATATGGCATAAGGAGAAGCAGGGTGGTAGGAACAATCTTCTCTTATCGGTAGTTTTTCCTTCGGTACTCTACCATATACCTCGGAACTGGCACATACATGAATAATCGGAGAAGAACCCTCATTGCGTTTTATTGCTTCTAATAATCGCATGGTTCCCATAATATTTACATCCAAAGTATTTAACGGAGCGGAGAAACTGGTCTTAGGATAACTTTGAGCCGCTAAATGAAATACATAATCCGGACTGCTTTCTTCCATGACCGAACATAAAGAAGGATAATCACAAAGGTCTCCGTATAGAAGATGAACTCTATCCTTTCTATTAATTCTATCCAACAAATGTTGGATGTTGTCAAGAGGACTTCTCCATCGACACATACCGAAAATTTCCCAATCAGTATTGGCTAATAAATGGTCAGCCAAATGAGAACCGACCATTCCCGTGATTCCTGTAATCAAAGCTCTGGTCATAAGTCACCTCACAAAATACCTGAGAAATCGTAACCGTTTTGTTTGCAAATGTCGGCTGCTATACAATCGACTTTCAAATCTTTTCGTTCCCCTAAAAGGGAGCTTATGGCATTCATGGCAGAAGTGCGGACGCCATTCACAGAATGAGTAAACTTGAGTAAATAGTCTTGTTCACTTCCGCCAGCGCGAGCCTTCGATTCATTGGACCAAATGACTTCATTCACGATGGCGTTTATTTGAATGGCGCGAATCAATTTACCTTGATTTTCTCCCAAGATCAAATCAAGATCCTTCATGATCAAATCCGCTTCTCTTTCATATTCCTCTTTATTTTCTGGAATTTTGATACTTTTCAAGGTGACGATGGATAACCGATCAATCAGTTGAGATGTGGTAGGTACATAATTTCTTTCCATTATATCCTCCTTAAAAAATTAATGGATCGTATTTATGCTCTTCCATAAGAGCTTCTATTTCTTCTTTGGTTACATTAAAATTATGGAAAGCCCAATTATTTCTCTTATTTGTCTCGGATATCCGTTCTCTTACTCCTTTTATACGTCTTTTCACCGCTAAATCGAGTTCGACAGATTGCCAATGGACTCCATCCCAAGATGTATGAGACACAATGGCTTTTTTATTCGGAAAGTATTCATGACAACCTACACCCCAATTGATTTGTATCTCTGGTTTGATTATGATCGGTTTGGTGCAATTTATGCTTGACGGATTTGTTCTATCAGGATCTCCATGTCTTCTTTGCATTATAGAGGGATTTGAAGGATCCAAAGGAAGATCATCCATATGTTTGTACATATTCCACATAGCTGCATAGATAACATTACCGTCCGATACTTCCAGAGAATGTCTAGGATCAGTAAATCCCTGCGGAAACACAAATTCGTCTGCATCCACACAGATAAGCCAATCTGATTTACATTCTCCAGCTATTCTATTCAAATCTCGGACACAAATACCATCATTGAGTTTTCCTCCACTTGTACCCCAAGATATTCTTCCCTTTGATGTGTTTTCTATAAACTCCTTGGAACCATCATCAGATCCTTTATCCAAATAAATGATGATTTCATCGGCAAAATCATAATGCTTGAAGAAGAAAGGAGCCAGTTCGATTTCATTATACCATTTTGAAAGAATGGATATTCTCATATTATCCTCCGATAATGATAAAATCTTGACCAAGATCCTTATAAAAATAAACAGATAATCTAAAGAAATCATATATCTGTAAAAGGATTTTCATATCAAAAACATGATGATGTAGGGCTCTATTTTCGTAATTCCGTAAGGATCTTGCTTTGAATTGGGATAAGTTACCTGCCGGAGGATCTAGCTTTAGATCATGCAGCTTCAGGATTTCATCCAGATGGCTCAAATCATCTTCCTTAATTCCTGATTTATAGTCATCCAAAAGATGATCCATAGTAACAATGGATCGATTATGATCAAAATTGCCGTCCTTCTTTGGTAGAACCAATAGTAAGACTCCTTTTTCTTTAAGAATAGAAAGCATTTCTTCGATGGCTTTTAAAGGATTAGCCACATGCTCCAGACTATTACAAGACAGAACAAAATCATACTTCTTTCCGATAATTTTGGAACTTAAATCCGTAACATCACAAATGTACTGATATCCAATCTTTCCTTCATCATATTTGTAATTTTGTCCTTCTTGGATGATTCCTTGCCAAATGGTATTAGAACTGAAATTACAACCATCTAAATCAGATATAAGCTGATAAATAGGGAAGGAACCTTCCATTGAAAACAAAGGGCTTGGTCCTCCGATCTCCAAGCCCTTCTTATCCAAAAAGAAATCCACTATATTCATTATTCCACCTTTCTATTTATCTTAATGGTTTTCTTTTTAGTACCATCAGTTCCGCCAGTCCCATCATCTTTTTGAGTTGCTTTCTTACCAGGATCCAATTGCTGATTTCCAGCATCTACAGGAGGAGACAGTTCAGGATATTTCTCCTGTTCTGTGGCTTGCATAAGTCTCATTCTCTTGTAATTACCAACACCCATCTTTCTGGCCACAAAATCATTCGGAATACCTAAAGTATCATAGACCGATCCATGTTTCACACCCATATAAGCTCTTGCTCTGGATTCGGCATCCGTAACTTCTGATACAGGGAAGGTTATATCGATCAACATTTCAGGTTTCTTTTTTACTTCCTGAAATACTGGTTTTTTATTTTTAAAATCGACGGCTACTTTCTGAGGAAAAGAATCAGGGAATTTAGAGACCTTCGATTTCAAAAAGAAAACGGCCCTATAGAAGTCAAACCGCAAAAATCGCTCAAAATAAGTAATTTCATCCGACATTCTATCAGACATCGGACCTCGGGAAGCTTTTACTGAAGCAAAGGTACCTTTGGATTGTCCAGTGGATACGTCTTCTGGTTCATTGAGACCGCCAGTTACCATATGCAGAATATCAGTATCACTTTCACTGATGGAAGGAAGTTTGGGATTTTCTGCGGATAATTTCATGCCAGGAGGCAAAATGAGGGTGCTTCCTGGTGTCTTTTTCGCCATAATACCGGTTTTTCTGCGTTCCTCATCTGACAAACTCAACCATGTACGGAAGGTTTTTGGATCTTCCATCGTTATAGTCCACAGATAAGCTCCAGCAGATTTCTTATGATCTATCTCGTACTTCTTAAGGTTTTCATAATGGTTTAACCACTCTATGATAGTTCTCAAGTAAGAAACATTCCTTTTTGTCACAAAGGATTTGTCCCAAGAGACCACAAATCGTCGGAATCCTCCGACTTTGTTGTACACATTCTTGGAACTTCTGGAATCCTTCAATAAGCTTTCATCAAAAGTTTCCAAACCTTTTGCAACTTTATACAATTCTGGAAAATAGCCGATATTTATAGAAGGAATGAGATATTTTTCACTATTTACGGCAGTGGTTGTATCTTCAGAGACAAAGAAGAATAAAGGAAATGTTGATTTGTTCGGATGGTATAGAATGCCATCTTCTCCACCACCTCGAATATTAGAAGGGTCTATAAAATCCACCTCAATAAATCCATCTGTGTGAACCGTCAGTAAAAGGAATAATTCTCCTTCGATGATGGCTCTTCCACTGTATTTAGTCCAGTTATGATACATGGCATTACGAGGATCTAATTCTGTAGTTTCAATGGCTTCTTGGATTTCCAGAACTTCCGAAGAAATCTCAAAACCCATACCAGTCAATCTCCCTACCTGACCTCGAACAGCCGTTCCGACAAAAGGATTTCTGTTGAACTTTGTCCAACAAACCCTTTGCAGAAGTTCTCTTTCATACTCTGGTTCTGCACCGGTAGCATTTGCTAGAAATCCATCCACATCTTGTTCTCTTTTGGTAGGATCATCTGCATCCATCTGCCAAGGCATCGACATTTGTAAAGCCATTAGCTCATCATCCGTTAATTTTCCCAAAGCGGACTTTGCGAGTATCATCTGATTATTTTCTTTTTTCATGGCTACCTCCTATTTGTAAAACAAAAAGGCGGAAAATTTGCATTTTCCGTCTAAATAACATCATATTTAGTATAAAGTCAAGGGAAATCCATTGATACTTAATAATTTCCTGTAACAAACATATCTCTAACCATAGTACCAAAATAATGATCTGATCTTCTTTCTCGAAAATCATTGGCATTAATTTCTCTTCCTCCATAAATAGTCCAAGCAATGGTGAACATAACATCATCTTGAATACCATTTCGTTCTGCTTTTTCTGGAGAACCAAACCAATGTTTATCAGGATCATGAAAGAATATTTTGGATTCTTCCCTTAGTATGTCCGTTTCTTTACTTCCCCATACACCGACAGGTGGAGCTTTAATCCTACCGCCAGAAGAACAAAGGTACAATTCACTGAAGGCAGCTTTTTGTTTATCATAGGTTGGGAAAACCGCCTCGAAAGCAATTCCTTCAGTTTCACACCAAGGAACTAAATCCCAAATACCCCAACGCTCTCCACAAAGCTTGTCCACACCGTCATATTCATTTTTACAACTTGTTATCACTTCCTTGAGAGATTCCAAACTATGATCCTCTATATTTGCCAAATGTAGAAGAACATAAACATATAAAGGAACATGCTTTTCGTCAATCAAGAATGGACGAGAACCACTTCCTGGCAATCCTTTTGCTATACAAGCGAAGATTGTTCGGGCTCCTCGATTTGTAACCTTCATAGGATCTGCTCGATCTAAACCAGTCAATATAGCCCATTTTGTATCCAATTTAGATCCTAATCTTTCCAGATCATTTAATGTAGCCATAATAGGGAATCCACCATCATCCCTCAGATCATAGCCCAAAGGCATCATTCTTTTTTTGACTTCCATTATTTGTCCTAATTCCGGACTAAGGGAACGAGAAACTTGCCGACCTTCCATCAAAGTCTTTATACTATCTTCCAAATCCACAATCTTTTTACATGCTTTCATGGTTTCAATGCTATTGATAGGAGCACCATCAACACCCAAATATTGCATAGCCATGATCATTTCGTCAGTAAAAATCCTTTGAGAAGCAGAACTCCAAGTATTGAGGAAATATCGTTCAAATTCTCCAAGAGGAAACTTTGTTCGATAGTCGTCCAACTGACTTTGATCCATATTGGGATTCCAATAATCATCTGCCTTACCTTCTTTACTGAATCTATAATGAAAGAAAACCGATTTGCTGGTACGTTTGGTATAACTCTCAAAAAGCTGATACAAGATGTGTGTTTTTGACGAAACGGTAGAATCGATTACACCAAGAGCATTAGGAATATTACGAATTGAGCCATCAAGCTGAACAAAGAAGTTAGGCTTCTTCATATCGAAGATTTCAGAGAAGGTATAACCAGTAATATTGGAAACAATACCACTGAATGAAGAAATAGCTCGGATAACCGAAACATCATTTCCTTTTTCATCCGTAATCCTAATTTTCTTCTCGATAATATTCCGTTTACCTACTCCTGCTAAAAGTTTTGGAGAATTAAGGATAATATCCTTCATAATATCGAAATGGACAAATGTAACCTGTTCCTTCGAGTTTGCTCCAAGCACGATCTGTTGTTTTGACCAATTAAAGAATTTCCATAACTGAATAAGAACAGCAAGGAGGGATTTGCCTTCTCCACGCATCCAACAAAGAACGATTAGTCTATAAATGAACTCTCCGTCCATCATCCGAAGGGCTTGTCTAACCACTTCCTTCTGGGCTTCCCAAATACCTGAATAAGCTTTTCCAGTCTTTGGATTTATGTCCTTTGGTAGATCCTTTATAGGACACCAAACAGCCATTACGGCCCCGACGGGATAGATGGGTATGCAGACATTCTCCTCACACCATTTGATAAATCCTTCTGGCCCATCTCGATAAGAAGAAGGTTCATAGATTTGATAAGGTGGTAAAGTATCTCCTACACCAGGAGTATAAACTTCTTCCGCCTTAAATAAGTTCTGTACCGGACGCTTTACTACTTCCCTTCTGATCAAGGTTTTACTCACAAGCCTTCTCCTTTTTAGGCATCACGGATATATCCAAATAACCACCGTACATTCCTTTATTTGTAACATGCAAAGACCAGGCGAGCCTCCCATGAGGTTTCGCAGTCGGTTTATCCGATCCTTCAATATAATCCGTTTCTTCATGATGAAATACAACACCTATAATTTCTTTTATGTCATGGATTAAATCCAAAGGATCGCTGGCTTCCTTGATCCAAGGAATCGCAACCAAATCCATGTCTCGATGTAATGAGCCATGAACACAAAGAGTATAGCCATGATCCTTAGCTATTTGCAAGAGCATAGGATAAATAGCACAGTAGGCAGCGGCTCTTGCAGGTATGATCTCCTTAATATTGGTCATACACCTAACCATCTAGATAGAAACAAAAGTATTCCTCCTATAAAGATAAATCCCATACCTAGAACTCTCCATCCCTTAGGATAAAGCCATATACAATCGTCATCCGCACTATAAAACAACGAAATAACACCAGCTATGAGAAATACGGCTGAAAGAGTCATCGGCTTTTCCTTTCTTTAATCTGTTTTAGAATAACATCGGCTATGGTTTCATCATCTGCATCTTTGTAGGGATTAGGTTCACAAGCACTCCGCACCGTCTGTATAGCCTCTAAAACCCATAAAAGAGATTCTTTCATGGTTCGGACAACTCTTTCTTTATCCATAAGAAAGGTTACTCCATCGACAAAGTTACCTCCTGAGGGTATAGCCTCTTTAGCAGCCTTCATAGCCATAAGCTTCTTGACATTAGGACCGATCACCGGATAACTCCTTTCTGTGAAGGCTGATCCGATCCAATAAGTCGTTTGTAGAAAGTCGGATCTCCGCGTTCATCATCTCCTCCTTCTTTTCCCTCAGGTTTTAACCGCACCTTAGGATTAAAAGTAAGAGACAAGTCTAGGTCTTTCCACATAACATGAATAGCCTTTAGAGTTTCACGGATTTCCTTGTAGATAGGATGTATATCAGGATTTCCTTTAGAATTGATAAATGTCGGTGTATTTAGACCGAGTTCTACAAGTTGTAATTTAACAAGCTGGGCGTATAAGGGTACGACTTGCATCCCTATCTTGAATAACATCGGTTCGTCTAAATAAGTGTAAGTCCCGAGGATTGCGGAATACAGATTTTCCAGGTACTTGACTTGTACGGCACATTTGCCCCTCTTGACGTAAGAGCATAGATGAGATACGGAACATCTGACCGGTGGATTCGGATCATTTTCATCCACCTCGAATATACCGCCAGTACATTCACGGATACAGTCCCAGGCATAGAACTTGACATCCTTCCTTATCATTCCTTTTTCTAAGTTCATATTGCCTATATTGAGATTCGATGTATCATTTTGCTTTTCTGCATCCGCTGACATGGCTAAGTCCTCCTATAATCGAGATGATTAAGGCAATAACAAAACATTGTCTAAATGTCAAGAGAATAATTATAGAGCGGTACGATTCGGTTACCGCAGCTAACCCTAGTTCTCTATAGAGAATGCAGCGTTAAAAATTCGTATATAAATTATTAACAGAAAATCCATCGGTATTTAGATCCGTCGGTTGATCCAAGTTTCAAAAAACCTGGGAAAAATAATGGGGTGAGGACCTCCCCACCGCCTTGACAAATTTGTGCCGAGATAGGACGAGGGGGACCGACCACCATTGATAGACTAAAGACCGAGGACAAATGGAATTGAAATAATAGGCGGTATTGACTTGTGGGCATACAATGAAGCAATGCTTCAAACTGTCTAAATGAATGCGGCTTAATTGATTTACCGCAGTATACAGCGCAAAATAAAAGAGCTTGCATCATGTTATTGATACAAGCTCTTTCTTTGTTGCTTGCGCTTACGCTTGCGCTTGTTGCTGTTCTCTTGAACGCTTGATTGTAATTGCTTCAGCAATCATATCAGCTATACGTTTTTCATGTCGTTCGCGTGTGTCGTTCACTACATGATTGATAAATCGTTTAACTATCTTCTTTGTGTCTCTGTCGTAGTTCTTGAAGCGAACGTCATTATTGACTATGTACTCTTTAACATCTTCAACAACTGACTTGTAAGACGTACTTGCAGCAAGCGCACTTATTATCATTTCATCACAAGCTCTGCTTTGTGCTTCTGCTCTGTAGTCGTGTGCTTCATGCATTGAACTTAATATCTCGACTGCTTCGAGCAAATCTTTTCTGCGAAACGACTTTAAAAAATCTTTGTTCAGCATTACGTTTTCATTCGCTTTTTTCGTGTTTTTCTTCATTGTTCTTTTCTCTCTTTCTGTTTTATTTTGTGTTGTGAAGAAAAGCGAATAAAAGCAATACAGAACGATGTTAAAACATCTTTGCTTTTATCTCTATTTAGTTTTCAAAGAACGAAGTTTAAAAGACTGTCTATCTATTCAATGACTTCTTTGTGTAGTCTGCATAGATAGCAACACAAGCAATCAAAAGAAGTAAGCTAACTGTCATCATGTTTTCAATCTCTCTTTCTGTCATACAACATGATCTTGAATTGTGTCTGAAGTATAAACAAAACAATGTATAAATGCAAGCAAAATGTTTATTAATAATATCAAGACCTTACGCGGTTGCTTCTCTATCTATACGTTTTTATTAAAGAAAAGACTGGATAAGTCGGGAAAGCCCTTTCCTCGGAATGGGAAAGCCTTCCATAGGAAGGTGCTTACCTCCGCACACATGCACATATAAGACGTAAAAGGGCTCCGTTCCGAAACATAAAATAATTGGAAACGGTATATACGGTTGGGCTTCCGGAAAATCTAAATTGAAGGTATCCTCGGCAGAAAGTCGATTTTGAGAGCGGAAATTCACTGATTTTCCCGAAAAACAGGATTTTTGAGTAAAACTTGTAAATTATTGGATTTCCTACAAGAATGGACGAATTTTAGGTGCCTTTTGCTCTATGAACAAGTTGTCTCCTTTGAGATTTGTATTTTCCGACAAAATAACCTCCATTTTGTAAGGATGGAAGGATGTTCTATCTGGTAAAACAATCGTTTACCGGAAGATTTTCCCTTCCACAGGAAGGTGAGTAAGAGGTCTTGGAGAGCCTTCCACAGGATCTTCCTTCCTTAGGAATAGGTTGACCAACCTGAAAAAGGATAGGAGATGGGTCCAGTCAGATAGGCTCCATACAATACAGAAGGCCGGTCCATTGGAGTGGGCGGGCAAGTCCTCTCCTTCTTTTCCTCCGCCTTTTCCTTCTTCTCCTCCCCTTCCTTTCCTTTTCCTCTTCCCCTACAAATCTCTTCCTACAAATCCCTCCTTCTTTTCTTTTTCTCTTCCTTCTACTAACTTTCTTCCTCTTGCTTCTACTTCTCAACTTATTCTCCTCAAATCCAATTATCTGTTTCCTCCCCTTTAAATTCAATCATTCATCTACTCCCTACTTG